CATGGGGTACAAGTGGAGATGTAGCTATTAGGGGGTTATTTGAAAGTACGGCAAATGGAGATAGAATAATTATTTCTCCTAGTGAAAAAAAATTTAAGATGATTAACTCAAATAATAGAGTTGTTGTCGATATGGCATTTTATAATGACCCTGATGATGGTTCATCTGCTAATTTTTTATTATATAATTATGATATAAATGGAAATAAAATTGGTCAAACTCAAATGTTTGGGGGCAGATTAATTCTTAGCGGCGTTTCATCATTTTTTGATATTGCATTTTTAGATGGACAATTGCAATGGATAATTGATGTTGGCAATTTACCTTCATCTTCAAGTGGATTATATTATGGGCAGATATATAGAAACGGAAGTACACTATGTGTAAAAATTTAAACATAAAAAATATGAAAACAGCAGATTTATCAAAATTACAGATTGAGATGATTGATGGGTCGATTATGTAATATAACTTGTCAAAAGAATTGGTGGAAGTCATATTTAAACGATGCAAAGTTTGGCAGAACATTCGTTTTGTTTAGGCCTATACAAGAATCTGATTGTTGAGTTGACAGACGAAAACAAGGCTATTATTGAAAAATATGTCGGCCAATATTTTAAAGCATTTATACAAATTGCGGTTAACAAATTATTGAGCAATGAAAATAATTAGAAACAACATCATCCCATTTCAAGGATTTAAAGCAATAAATCTTTTTGGTATATTGTTTGTCAGAAAGAATGCTTATATAGATAAATATACTCTTAATCATGAAGAAATTCATACATACCAAATGAAAGAATTACTTTATATATTCTTTTATATTTGGTATGTTATAGAATGAATAATTAAGTTATTTAAATATTCAAGCAAAGCATATAGAAATATAAGTTTTGAAAGAGAAGCTTATGATAATGATAGAGATTTGAATTATTTAAAAACTAGAAAGAGGTTTTCTTTCGTTAGATATTTATAAAATGACAATACAAGAAAATTACTTAGCATATTTACAAACTGCTAATGCTCCTCTAAAAATTCCATATATAGAATGTGTTAAAGAGTTAACTGAGAAAATTCCAGTAACTTATGACACTACCTCTAGCTCTAACGTATTATTATCAAATGTTACTCCTACTTGAGAACTACTAAGGGATATTAATGTTAAGATGCTTAGTAAAACAAAAGAAATAGTAGTACAAATGTATCAAAGAGCATTACCAATTAAAAAATTCGGAAGGTTAAGAGGTAATATGGAATATTTGGAAGATGCTTGAGATATACAAATACAACCTATAGTTATTAAATATGCTTATTTGAAAAACAATGAACTTACACTATCCGAAGCTAAGCAAGCAAAGATACGTGATAAGTATCTTAAAGTAAGAGTAAGATATGATGGAACTAAGTACGTTATAGTGAATGCAATAAAAACATATTATACTGTATCATATGCCTAATATTATAAATAACGGATATATAAATCCGTACTATCAATATTATTTACCTCCTACTAGATTTGATAATCCGTCTGCTTTAATAGAGGATAACAATAAAAAATGAATGTCTAATATACTAAAAATGCCAAAAGATTTATTTGGCAATACAGTATCTAATAATTTATTTGGACAAAGTGTATCAACTATTCCAGTTAATAATAATAATCTTACTTCTGGATTAACTTCTTACTTAGCTGGACAAGCTACTAGCCAAGTTACTAAAAATCCTAGTATATTATCAGATTTAGGTAAATTTCTAGGAGGTAACTTTAGTGAGTTGCTTGGACAAGGAGGAACTGATGTTGTAAAAAACTTAACCAATTTCTCAACATTTAGTCCAAATGGGTTAATTAGTGTAGGAGGTAGTTTAGCTGGAATTGGTTTGGAAGCATTAGGAGTAAATAAAGCTAATTCAAGAAATTTATCCACTTTTGATAAAGGATTAAATGTAGCTGCAAATATAGCTGGTTTTATTCCAGGAGTAGGATGAGCAGCTAATGCTGGCTTACAAGCCTGAAATTTGGTTAATCAGTATGCTGGAAAAACTTCTAAGAAACAAGGTACTGCTGATATGGGAAGTATATTAGGATATGGTCAGGCTGATGTAAATCAAAATGCAAATACTAAATATACTTTATCTGATACTATTAAAGGATGGTTTGGTAAAAGCAAAAGAGAAAAAACTAATGATTTAACTAAGTATTATGATGCTTCTAATATATTAAAATCAATTCCTGGATATGATTATTTACAAAATATGAGAGCTGCTAATAACTCAGTATCTCATATAAGTCAAAGGAATTTACAGCAACTTTATGGAGGAGTTTCTACTAATATGTTAGCTGCTAGAAAAGGCACAAAGTTACATCTTAGAAGAATAATTGATAAAGCATCTCCTCATAATGTTATACCAGACGGAGCTTTTCACTCTAGAAAAAATAATTTGCCAGAAGAAATATCTGAACAAGTAACTTCTAAAGGTATCCCTGTAATAACAGAAGAAGATGGTGGTAAAATAAAGCAACATGCTGAAATAGAAAGGAATGAGATTATATTTCATAAAGGAGCTACTGATAAAATAGAACATTTTCTATCTTTATATAATAAAGCAGAAGACCAAAAAGAGAAAGATAGAATAGCTACTGAATGTGGTAAGTATATAGCACATGAAATATTGTTAAATACTAAAGATAATACTGGTTTAATTGATAACATTAAATAATATGGATTATTTAGCAAGTTATAAAGCAGAAGAATATAAAAGAAAATATAAAAAAGGTGGTAAAATTCACATAAAGCCAGAAAATAAAGGTAAGTTTACTGATTATTGTGGTGGGAAGGTTACTGCTGAATGTATAGCTAGAGGCAAAAGAAGTCCTGATCCTAAGATTAGAAAAAGAGCCACTTTTGCTCAAAATGCTAGAAAATGGAATCATAAATAATAAAAAATAATGGAACAAACTAATACTGTTAAAGCATCCTTATTCGACTTATTAGATAATTATAGAAAAAAGATTTTTAAAGAAAATCCTGAAGAGAGTCCTAAAGAAGAAAATACAATATTACGTAGTAATATATCTGGGCCAGAAGAATATGAGAAAGCTTGACAAGAGTATTTAAAGATTAATCCAGAAGCGTCTCAGTATAAAGACATTCTTACTAGGATAGCTAAAAAAGAAAGTAGTTTTAGAAATATACAGAATACTGCTGGTGCTCCTGCATATGGGTATTTTCAGTTATGAGAGACTAATCTTGGTGGATTAAAACCACAAGAAGTTCTAGCTAATCCAGTAAAACAAATAGATTTAGCAGTAAATTTATTACAAAACAATAGAAAATCTCTAACTAAAGAAGATTTAGAAAAGCTATCTGAATTTGGTTATACTCCAGAAGGAGCAGATTTTGCTATGTGGCTTGGTGGTTATGGAGGATTAAAGAAATATCTCTATAAGGGTATAGACAGTTCTGATTCTAAGTATTATGGTGGAAAAGGAGGATCTTCTGTAGGTAAATACATAAGAATGGCTAAAAAAGGAGGTCAGTTTAGAGATATTGAGCTTATTGAATTAGCAGGAAAAGAATACTATGTAGAAATAGTAGAAGATGAGGAAGATAAAGTTATTGGATTATCAAATAGAGATTCTTTACCAGAAGACGAAGGAATGCTATTTGTAATAAATGATGATGAAAAAGATAGTAATGGAAGAGTATTGTTTACTATGGAAGACACTAAGATACCGCTAGATATTATCTTTTTGGATAATGATTTTAGAGTAACTCAAGTTTCCAAAGGAAAACCTATGTCACCTAAACCAATATATGGAAAGGGAGACTATGTATTAGAAGTAAATAGTGGATCTGGAGCTAAAATAGGGGATGATTTAGAATTTATTTCTGATTTAGAAGTAAATAAAAAAATGATAGTTTTAGATCCAGAAGGTAAACCACAAATGATATTAGATGGTGGAGAGAGAATAATGAGTATAGATAATACTAAAGTATTGATAAAGTTTGCTAAAAAAGCAACTTCTTCAAATAATGATAATGATTATAAATCTCTTGGAAAAAGAGTATTTAAGTTTATAGAAATACAAGATAACACTCCAGCAGAGTATGTGTAAATTAATTAATTAAAATTAAAAATGAGAGTAAAATTACAACAGGGTGGTCAAATGCCACAGGATGCTCCTCAGGGTGCTCCACAAGAACAACAAGCTTCTCCAGAAGAACAGATAGCTATGATGGCTCAGGAAATAGTAAGACAATTAGGCCCTGATGGTGCTGCATTGTTAGCTCAAGCTATTATGTCTATTTTACAACAGGCACCACAGCAAGCTCCTGCTTATGCAAGGAAGGGTGGAAAATTAGTAAGAATTGGGTAGCTAACTAATAAAGAGAAGGCTATATTAGTCTTCTCTTTATTTTTAATTTATTAATAAAATGGGATTAGTAAAAAAATATGATAATGGAGGTAGTTTTGCAGATTATGTTAAAGAAAGGCTTGCTAAAGGGGACTTACCTTTAACTAATAAATCTTATCCGATAATTAATCAGAGACTACAAAGCTTTGATGGAAGCACTGTTTCTGGTAATGTTAAAAAGAATTGGGCAGGTCAAATAGTTGCTAATACTCCAGAAGAAGCTGATGCTTTTCTTGCGAATTTATATCAAGATTACAAAAAAACTACCTCTAACGTATCCCCAATAACTCCTAAAGAAGGATGAGGGCCAGTAGAAAGATCTATAGGTGATTTAGCTACATATGTAGCTAATAAAGACTTTGGTGGAAATACAGAATATGCAGCTCAAGAAATAGCAAAAATGAAAGATAACAATCAAGTTAAAAGGTATGTTGCAAAACATGCTAAAGACTTGCTTAGTGATTATATAAATAAAGCTGCACAAAATCCATCTGATAATTGAAGAGACTTAGACAAAGTTAAAAATATATATTCTAATATAGCTAATATTGATTATAATAATCTAACAGACGATGATTGGGATAAATTAAAAGCATGAACCAATCAGTTAAACTGGCAAACAGGTAGATTTCTTATACCAGATACAGAATTAGCTAGAAGAGAGGAAGAAACTAAAGCTAAAGAAGAAGCTGAAAAAGTAAAAAATGTATCTAATACTTTAAAAGATATAGGTATTACAGATGAAAATGTACAAAATTACTTGTATCAATCTGGATATACTAAACCAGCTGATAATCTAAATCCTTACCTAAGTAATTATCTTAAAAGTAAAAATTATACTGCATTAACAAATGGACAAGGATATAAGATAATAGGTAATAATAATTTAGTAACTAATGAATCTGGATTACTTACAACTGATGTTTTATCTCCAGACTATGGAAAAACTTTTTCTATAGTAAATGGTGACCTAATAATACACGAAAAAGGTGTAAGACCAGAGAATTTTAAATTACCAGAATTTCCTGATGAAGGAGATGTATCTAAACAGCTAATATTTAAACAAGATATACCTGAGTTTAGTTCACAAGAAGGATGGATAGCTTATGGAGATTCAGGTAGTTCACTAAAAGGTGAAACTGCTAGAGATGAATTTGGTAGAAGAGATTTTCTAAAAAATATAATTTTTATCAATAAAGATAAAAAACAACTGATTAGGGCTATTAGACAAGATGATGGTACTTATAAAACTCCAACTGGAGTTATTAAAATACCAGAAATTGAACGATTTGGTTCAACAATAAGATTTGAACCAAGATCTGAAGATGTATTATGGAATAATCCTACATTACCACTTAAAAATATACCGTTACGTGTGCTACCAAAATATAACAAACCAGGATATCTTGAAAAAGTATTAAAGGACTTATCTGAAATAGAGCAAGCTTTAGATAATAGCATTAATAAAGAAAATGATGCAGATATAAATCAAAAGAAATTAAAAGAAATTGCTCAAGCTTTAAAGTATTATGGAGTATATGGCAATCCTGAACAAAAGAGAATTGCTGATCAAAATTCTGCAAAACTTAGTAAAATAGCTGCAATTACAAATCCAGAAGGCAAAAAATTATTTTCTTTATACAAGAAAGGTGGAATACTAAAAGCACAAAATGGAGATACTCTAGAAAATATAGTAAAAACTAATAGACAGTATGCTATAAATACACAGCCTACTACTAATAAAGCTGCAACACAGCCACTTGTTATTAAAGGAGTAAAAGATACTTCAAGAGCAATAAAGAATGCCGATGCCTTAGATATTGTATCTTTAGCTGGATCTACAGCATCATTTATTCCTGGACTTGGAGTAATAGGTGGATTAGTTTCAACTGGTGCTGATGCTATAAAGGGATATAAAGAAGGATGGGATAGACAAGATACTATGAATTTATTTGGAAATCTAGGATTTACTTTATTAGCTGGATTAGGCTTTGGTGCAGCAAAAGCTGGAAAAGTAGCTAAGCAAGCTAAAACTGTTTATAAAGGAGCAAAAAGTTTAGACCAAGCAGAAGACTTAGTAAAAATGGCTAAAAATCTAGGAGGTGCAGATGAAGTTGTTAAGTCAGCTGAAAATCTTACAAAGGTTGGAAAAAATCTAGGAGAAGATGTTAAACTAAGTAAGTTTATAAACAGTAATAAAGCATTTAAAGATACAAAGAAAGTAGAAAAACTAAATGATGCTCTTAAATCTGCTGGATACTCTGAAGCTAGAAATTCAGAGGAATTATGGCAAGTATTGGGTAAAGATTTAGATAATGTAGCTGATCTAGCAAAGTTAAAACAAAGTACAATTGTTAATGAAACTAGGGATGCTATAGAAGGTGTTAAAAAGGCAGGAAATTTTGTTATAGATAAAAGTTCTGGTGTAGCAAAAACAATTCTTCCATTATACACAGGATATGCTGGAATTACAGGTGCTGGAAACTTAGTTTCTAATGTAAGAGAAGATGGTCTAGCTGGTATAGGAAATACTTCAGTAGATGATATTAGAAGTATGATACAGTTAGGAGGCTTATCAAGAATAGGCTATAAAAATAGACAATATTCTACTTCTAGAAACTTAAACACTCATGTAGAGGGAGGAACTACTCCTGAAACTACTATAAAAGTAGATGGTAAATCATTTAAAGTAGAAGGTGATGTAAGACAAAAAGGACTAAATAAAGGAATAAATGTTTTAGGCAAGAAAACTGTTTTTGCTGGTAAATCACAAGAAGCTAAAAAAGAATTTCTAGAAAAGGTAAAGAAAAATTTATCCGATAAAGATAAGGAAGCTTTAGAAAAAATACTCAATAAAGAATCTATAGGTAAGATAGAATTTGAATTTTCTCCAAGTACAGGAGGCACTGTTGTACTAAATGATGCTCCTGCATCTCTTAAATATAAGGATGTTAAATCTTATAAATTAGCTAAAGACCAATTGGAAAAAGGATATACTCAATACGGTACTATTGGAAGGCTGCTTAATAAAAAAGTTCCTAAGAAAGATATAGGCGGTTTATTGAGTATTTTAGGAGACAGTAAAAAACAATATAAATTATCTTATGATAATCCATTATCTAATAAATCTTGGTATAAAGGGTTAAATAGTAATACAAATACATTTGAGAATATGTATTCTAGAATAAATTTACCAAAAACTTTATCAGATACTAGGAATAATACAAGTAATAATACATTTGAACAATTTACCCCAGTTCCATATACTAAAAAACCATATAAAGATTTAGGATTGTTCTTTAACACTTTACAATATGGGCTTACCAATTTATATAATGATAAGTCAACAAATTTACAAGTAAGAGCAGCTACTGAAATTCCTAAGTTAAGTACTATGGATTATACTTATTTAAAAACAAGTACTCCATATAGTAATTATGCTTCTAAGCAAGCAGCAGAAATGAGGGGATATGGTAACAGGTTAGGAACTTCTATAGCTGATATAGATAAAGCAAATGCTTATAGGTTACAAGCTAATAAACAAGCATCAGATACCGAACTTCAAGGCAAGTATAGAGATATAGATATGAATACTAAAATAACTAGTCAGCAAGCTGATTTAAATAGTAGGGTAAATACTTATAATACAGGTATTATGAATAAAATATCTGCGCTTGGTTCTCAGGCTAGAAGTAATGTATATAAACTATATGCTAATAATGCTGCTGTAAAAAATGCTAATATTCAAAATTTATTAAGATATTTAACATATAGTTCAGCTGAAAGACCTTATAAAGAGGCTTCATGGAATTATATGCAAGAAACTCTTAATCCTAATATTATGAATGCTTATAACTATGAGCAGAAGTTGAATGGAGAGATATTAGATAAATTTAAAAAGGAGTATGATGAGTATTATGGTAAATTAGATAAAACATCTCCAGAATATCTTAATAGACCTAAGTTTGAAGACTCTCCTATGGGTAGAAGATATAAAGAAGTAAAAGATGCTCATCAAAACTTAATAAATTCTTTAAATACTAATTTACTTACTTTACAAAGAGGAGTAGCAGCAGTATCTCCATATGGTATGGCAACAACTCCATATTATGCAAGAGGTGGAACTTTAAATCTTGGTGAAAGAATTGTATTAGAGAATGTTAAAACTTCTAATAGAAAAGCTCTAAAACATGAAGAAATGTTTTATAGACAACTTTTAAATAATAATAAGTTAGTACAAGCAGCTTTAATAAAAGTGTTTAAATAATGAAGTATAAGAAATTACAACAAGGGGGATTACTTGTGTACCAACCCACAATTGTCCCATCATATAGTATGCCAGCAGCTCAAAGTGGAGCTGTTGGCTCTACTGGTAATAAGAGTAGTATATTAGATGATGATATAGTAAAACAATTATCTGGAGTAGAAGGATTGACTAATGATACTAATGCCTTAATCTCCCAATTAGCACAACTAGAATCATCTTCAAATCCTTTCTTAAGTAGGCAAAATAGAACAAAAGCATTGGCTATTATAGGAAGAATTAATGAGCTTAAACAAAATAAGTTTATGTGAGAAAAATCTTATAATACGGCTAAAGAATCTAAGGGCTTAAATGAAGTTGCTGTTGGAGATCTTGGAGAAATGTATGTAAAGGATAGTGAAGGAAATATAAAAGCAATTACTCCAGAAGAATATAAAAAGAATACAGATAGATATAGAGCTATGTCAGTAGCAGAATTGCTTGAAGAAAGAAATTCTAACCCAAATCTTACTGGAAAAAATGAAATATTTAATATAGCTAATAATTCTATTGGTATGGAAGAAATATCTAAATATGCCAATAGCATAGTAGCTGCTTTAGGTAAAGAAACAATAAAAGCTGCAAAAATATATGATAGAGACAGTTTAGCATCTGCTTTAGATCAGTCTGGAAAAGATATTCAATTAACAGGAAGAAAAGCTACAAATGAAGAATTACAGGGATTAGCTATACTAGAGTCTATGAAAGATAGTCCCTCTAATTATAATAAAGTTATTACCGAATCTAGTACAGAAAGAAATCATGTTTTAAAAGCAGCAAAATATATATGATCTACATTAAATAATAGTGCTCAAAAGAAATTATCTGTTCAAGCAGCTTTAAACAATACTGATCCAACTAACTTATTAGTTGATTTAATAGTATTTGGAAGTGATGTTTCTAAGGATACTGATATTGTTCCTATAAAAGGAGGTGCTGGTTCAGGGTCTGGTTCTGGTGAAAGTTTAACTCATGCTACTCGTTTATCACCATTTGAAATGTTTATAAGAGGTACTTTAAGTTCTGGAGCTACTATGAAATTTAACGATCCAGAATTTGCAGCTAAATATGAAGGACTGCTATTTGGACAAATGCCTTTAGTAACACCTAAAGGTGATCCTATTGGCCCAACTATTTTAGAAAATGTTCTTAAAAATGGAGAATATGAAAAGTATGTAGATAGAAATAATATATACTTTGGTAATAATAAAGTAAACATATGAAATACCAAAGAAATAGCTTTAGACGGTGGTTCCGAAGTAGCTAATGTTTTGTTACCAGTAGATAATAGTGGTAAACCAACCCAAGAATCACTAGAATCGTTTAGAAATGTTATGGATATCTACAACAAAAATAAAGATACTATGTCACCAGTAGAGATACAAAAACTATTTAATCAACATAGATTTGATGTAACTGTGGATACAAATAAAAATGTAAAAGCCAGAATGATTGGAGGAAATGTGAAACCATTCTTGATAACATGAGGATATACGACTGCCGCAGTTGATGACTTAGTAACCAACAATTTAAACTATAATAATGGAGGTCTTAGAAAAATTGAAAGTTCTGAAAAAGATGGTATTTGGCCTATATTAAAACAAGCCTGGACTGTAAAAGAAGGTAATAAAGTTAAAGTTAAAGATCCAAAAAGTTTTATGAAACAAGACCATGTATATAAAGGAATAATATTTATGCCACTTGTACAGAGTGCCGATGCAATAGCCTCAAGTTATGCTGGGCATGGGCCACTTAAACCAGCTTATACAGAAGAAGATGTTATGTATCATGTTCAAAATAAATCAGGAACAAATTTTGTTCCATCAACAATAGAAGATATGGAGGATTCGTATGAATGATAATTTGCCTAAAATAGAGACTAAGTCTGGAATAGTAAATGATATGTTTTTAGCTACTATTAAAAATCCTAATGCTACTACATATGATTTTTTAAATAATAATGTAAATCCTCTAAATACAAGGTTATTAGATAGAGACGCATATAGGGATAAATCTGTAATAAAAGCACAGTTTACTAGACCAGATGGTAAATTTGATGAAGCAGCTTTTAATGCAGCTTATAATAAAGCTTTATTTAATTATAATCAGATATCTAATGAAGAAGCTATAAAGAATCTGGACGATGTTAAATATAATCCATTTAGTGTAACTAGGCCAAAAGAAGCTAAAGTTTGGGATGTAAAAATTGAATTTTCTGAAGACATAAATCCATTTAAACAGTTATATAGTAGAGATTGGGTAAACTCAGTTACAGACAATCCTTTAAGTCCAACAGAAATAGCTCAATCTGGAAAGATATTAGATACCAGAACTGGTGAATGGCTAGATTCTGCTAATAAGAAAAATATATTTGATAAATTTTTTGGTGAAACTTTAGTATATGCCCAATGGGATGAAGATGGTGTACATACTGATCCTATAACTGGAAATACTGTAAATCATAAAAAAGGTGATTGAAAATTTGATCCAGATGGAAATCTATACTTAGAAACTCTTGGAGATAGAGAGGTGTATGGAAAACAAGTTGTTAGTCCTACTGATATTTTAACAACTGATGGAAGTGTGTTTAATAAATTTGATTTTCTGGATTCAGATGGAAGAACTAAATCTGTAGGAAAAGTAGCTGCTAAAGCTGTTGCAGAAGTAGCTCCTTTACTCATACCAGGACTAAATACTTGGTATGCTGGGACAAGAGCAGCTGTTAGTCTAGCTTCTGTACTTCCTACCTTTTATAAATCTTTAGAAGGATTATTAATCGGTGATGAAGAAAGCATATTTACAGATCCAGTTACCAAAGCTGAAGGATGGTTGGCTAAATTTAATCAAAGTAGTAAATCTGAAGAAGCTTCTAGAAGTTTCTGAAATCTAGAGCAAATGTCTGATATGGTAACTAGTGTATTCTCTCAGATTTATGAACAGAGAGCTATGGCTAGTTTATCTAGGTTATTAATGAAGCCTGATAAACTTTTAGATAAAAGAACTGCTGAATTACAGAATCTTATGTCTAGAAAAGCTTATGAAGCATCTACAAAATATGGTATTGATGCTAAGGAAGCTATAAGAAATGCAGTACAAGATTTACCTGAATTACAGGAAATATATAGAAAGCAGTCCCAGTTTGCAAAGGCTTTAAGTCTTGGATATATGGCATTAACCTCAACAGGTAATGTGTATGGGCAAGCTATAGATTCTGGATATGATAGAAGAACTGCTGGATTTGCATCTTTATTAACAGCTGCTGGTCAATATGGTATTATGATGAATAATAGAATGGGTGATTGGTTCTTGGATAAGACTACAGGCTATTCTATTGGAGTAAATAATGCTTTAATGAATAAAGCTATAAAACCATATCTTGAACAGACAGATGATATACTTAAAAATTCAGGATTAAGTATAGCAGCAAAGAGAACTAAACTTGCAGAGCTATCTACTAAATTCAAAAGGAATTTAGACAATATGTTTACTGGCCCTTCAGTACTAGGAGAAGCAATGTTTAGAAATGCTATGATTGAAGGTGCAGAAGAGGTTACTGAGCAAATGGTTCAGGATGCTACTCAAGGTATAATAGATGTTATGGGTTATCTAGGATTGACTAAAGAAAGAGGAAATTTAAGGATAGCTGAAAAATATACTAGTGGAGAATTCTTACAAGAATACCTAGCTAACTTCATTGGAGGTGTTTTAGGTGGAGGATTGTTTGAATTGGAGAGATTTAAAATTAATCCTTGATTATCCAATGATAATAAATCTGTAAGTAATGAAACTAAAAAAGAATTAATTGAACTTATAGCTGGAGGTCATAAGGAAGAACTTAAAGATATGATTAGAAAAGAAAGTAAAAAACTTACTAATGATTTCTTATCATACGTTACAGAGGATGGTGAATTTAAACCAAAAGAGAGTGTATCTCAAGCTGATGCCGTAGCTAACCTAGTTATAGGTATGGTTGATCAGTTAGATACTGTTTTAAATTCTGAAGGATTAAATCTTACCGATGAACAAATAATTGATAAAGCTATACGTACTAAAGTTATATTAGACAGATTTGAAGAGCTTAAATCAGATGATAAACCATTTGGTATAGAAGCTTTAGTTCTTGATGACCTAAAGAATACAGCTGTTAAAATAGCTCCACTAAAAGCAGAAATAATGAATCTTGAGAAAGATCCAGAAAATAATAAAGAGCAAATAAAACTTAAGAGAGAAGAACTTAAAGGATATTCTAGTAGAGTTAATGACATATTGGAAGGTAAGCTAGGCATGGAGTATTTTAACCAATTGCTTATGTTACTTGATAAACCTATAATATCTAAATATGGATCTTTCGATAGAGACACATATACAAAAGCAGTTTATAAGAAAAGTTATGATGAATTACCAGAAACTGGCATAGTAACTAAAGAATCAGTTAATAAAGAATGACAAGATTATATAGACTCAACTGATATTAAGAGTAAGTTAAAAACTGCTACAAATGCTTTCTTAAATAATGAAAAACTAATAAATCCAATAATAGCTCAATATCATGATACTGGATATTCTGTAGAAAGGAGTAAAGTATATAAAGATGTAATCGATTTAGCTAAAACAGCTTATCTATTTCATAACTCTAATCCTCAAGAAAAGCAAAAATGGTTTACTCATTTTATAGATGTGATGAATAATCTAGAATCAAGAGGAACTACTAAAGTAGGAGCATGGGATGTCTATAAAACTAATATATTTGATGAATTTCTTAATAACTCAATGATAAAAAGAGTTGATTATGGTATAGATAATGAGGGTAATATAGTTAAAAATACTTCTGATATAGATGATAAATATCTGTCAGAAGTAGATGAAAATGGAGTATCTAACAGAGAAAATGCTGAAAATATAATAAATGAAATTGTTGCTAGACAACCATCTCAAGCTCTAGATACTAGATTTTTAATAGATACTTATAATAGCATAATTGATAATAGGAATGCTGATATTATAAATACTATTAATAGATTAGAAAGCAAAGAAAATAAAACTGAAGAAGATTATCAAGTTATAGATTCATTAAAAAAATCTATATTTAGTGTAGGTTTAACTTATGCTGAAAATCCTGCTGCTTACGAAGAGGAAAAAGAAAAAGCTAAAAATAAAATCATAACAGAAGTAGAATCCAGATTTCCAGAATTATTTACAGAAAATGAACCTAATGAATCTAAATTATCTAAAGTAGATTCTATATTAGAAAATTATACTGTATTAAAACAAAACAGTGCTTTATATGAAAAAACTGTAGATGATATAATAAAAGATGAAGTTGGAGAAGTAAAAGAAAATTTTGATGATTATAGTAGAAGTGATTTAATAAATATCTTTAACAGATTAAAAAATATTGGTATTCTAGACCAAATAAGTCTCAAATATAGTGATATAAATGAAGAACTAGAAAAAATAGAATCTGGTGAGTATGATAAAGATACTTTAAAAAATATTTTAAGTATTACTAATGAACATATTTTGGAATCTAAAGCTATTTTAGGTAATCCTAAATATGAGGATTTACTTAATAAGTTATCAAATATAAATGAAGAATTATCAAAAAATCTTAATTTATATACTCCAGATATTATGAAATTACAGAATGTAGCTTTTAGTACTATAATAAGAGCACTAGATTCTGGAATTTTAGATAGAGAGTTGTTTAATGAGGCTAAGAATATAGTTAATAATGATTTACTTGTAGCTAAAAACAAACTCTTTAAAAATGGTGATAATTTAGGTAATGATGATTTTATAAATATTATTAACAACATTGACACTATAGTAGATAGAATAAGTTCTTTATCTCCAGATGTATTCTTTAGTGATGAATCTTTGGGTGATTATGAACCTTATGAGGGTTTGTATCTTATGACTTTAGCTGATTTGTTACAGACATACGATGCATTTTATTCTGGAGATTTCTCATCTATTCCTGATTTCTTCAAAGAAGAAGGTAGATATATGGATGAGGAAGATTTTAACTACTATTCTGAAAAGTTTAAAAATGAATTCGGAGAAGATTGGCCATTATTAAGAAAAGTATTAGAGAATTTTGATGACCCAGATGCGTATGCTTCTTCTGTTATTTTAAACATTAGTTCAGGTTTAAATAAGAATTCTGTAGGTAATGCTATAAATAACTATGAAATACTGTCCAAATACGAAAAGAATACTAATAATTTTATTTCTAATCCTTTATATGATTTTTTAAGAAAATATTTTATATCTTTGGATTCTGGTAAAAAACCATTAACTATTTTAGATATACTTCAAAGAGAAGAAACTTCTTATAATGCAGCTTCTGGTGCTTCTAATTTTATATCTGATGATATAAGAGAACAAGATGTTAGACAAGCTATACAGATGCTTGAGTTATTAAAAGTAAATATAATGGCTGCTAGCCAATCAGATGTTAATGGAGAGTTGCTAGGATTTATAACTTTAAGAAAAAAATATGCCGAAAAATCTGGAATAAAAGATGATGTTCTTGATTTAAGAACTATATCATCTGATGAAGGACAGTCTATGATTAATGATATAGATCGTCTTATAATAAGATTAGATTTTATATCTGGATTAGCCACTTTTAATAGGAAGAGAACTGCTGTAGAACAGGAAGAAATAGGTAGAAAAATGGATAATGTTCTACTAAGTACTTGGGATACTATTATAAAAAGTGAGATAGGTAATGAATTCATACCTTTAGAAGCTATACAAAATGCCTTAAGTTCAAATAAGAAATCAAGTGCTAAGTTATTAGATATAGAAGATGCTGTATATGAGCATAATAAAAATAGAAAAATAGATGCTTTTAGAGTTTTAATAAGAAATTTTGAAGGAGCTGTAGTTGGAGAAAGGTCTAATATAACCAAAGATATGACTTCAGCAGATGTAGTTCAAATGGATTTAATAAACTATTTAGCTACTACTTTAGCAGCTAAATCTTCTAGCTACTGAACAAGAAGAAGGAAGAATCTTGAAAGAGAGGGTAAAGCACCGTTTTATATGCAGGAGTTAGTTGCAAAAGAAACTTATGCTTCTATAGTTAATCCAGATCTATTTGCAGAAACCTTTAATGTAAAGAAAAATGCTTTAAAAGATGATACTAGTTCAATTACTATAGTATTAGGGTCTGCTGGTTCTGGAAAAACTACAGCTATTATGGGTTCTGTTATAAATGATATAAAAGATTCTAATCCAAAATCAACAATATGGTTAAGTGCTCCCAGTCAACTACAAACTGATAATCTTACTAAAGCAATAATTGATGTAACAGGCAACGAAGGATTATATTATGCTAGTTTTAATAAGAAACAATTATTTTCACAGTTTGGAAGTGAGGTAGAAAAGTTATATGATAGAATTCAAGATAGTATAAGAAATCTTGACAGTGTTAAAACCTATACTTGGGAACAACATCAAAAAGGTGAAGATAGATCTGAACTATTTAGTATAGTAAATGATGCTCTATTTTTTAATCTTCCAGAAGATATATATGATAAAATAGACTTAAGTAAAGCTCCAAATTTATTAATAATAGATGAGGTAACTCACTTTTCTAATCCAGAATTACAACTGTTACATGCTATATCTCAAGTTTCTAAAAAGAGTAATAGCAATTTTATGAAAGTTGTTGGTCTTGGAGATCAAAATCAGCTAGGTTATAAAGTTAAACATTTAAATCAATATATAAATTTCAATATAGAAGGAATAAATGCAATATTTACTCCTGTACTATTAACATCTGTAAGAGCTAGTAACGATCAACAAAGAGTAAATAATGATTTACTTCTTAATTTGGCATCTAAAGCAGACAATATAACTTCTGATATTGCAGATGTAGCAACTGCTAATGCTATGGTTAGGTCTATGCTTAGTGATGTAAATGTAGTAACTGGACTTAAATACTATTTAGATAATAATTCTTTTAAAGGTACTTATATAGCTCATTCTTATAGAGATTTAAATCCACTTTCTGTTATTGCAAGAGAGTATAAGAATGGCAAAAAGAATAATAAAACTGTTACAATTGGAGTTATAACTTCTACTGGAGATATCGATGAAGAGTTATTAAGTAGTTTGGATAAAGTCGGGCTTTCTAAGGATGACATTACAATATTTAGTGCTAATAATGTTCAAGGTAGTGAAGTTGACTACATGATTTTTGGTACAGAAGATATATTGAAATATGATAAGCTTAAAGAAAATCTAAGAGCATTATATACTTTTGCATCTAGAAGTAGGTCTGCTAGTATTATAATAGATCCAGATAATAAATTAAATGATGTATTAAGTATTACGAATGCAGATAAATCTTTATATTATATAGATTATGATCCATTAACCCCTACTTTAATAGAAGATCTTAAAAAGAAAAGATTGCAGGATTTAGATGAGTTGTTAAAAAATATTGATAGTCAGTTAGAAGATTTTAAATGGATATCAGGAATTACTACAACAACCCCTAGTACAGATATTGATTTTGGTGCAGTTGCTAATCCAAATTTATATTTAGATACTCCAGAGGATAACAAAAGTCTTAAAATAATGAGTGGGAAAATTAAAGCTAATGACTTTAAAATAATGCTTCATTCATTTTATAATAGTCCTGGAGCTAAATTATCTATAGAAGATGGGAAACCCTCAAAAATAACTGTAGATAAAGAAATGCCTAATTTTGACTTAAATGGATTAAAGAATGTAACTTCTAAAGATAAAGCAAAAAATATAGTAAATCAATGAGTATCTCTTAAGTATAATATATTAAATAAAAGACCAATAAAATCTACCGACTATAAGGATTACTTAAGTCATATATTTGCGGGAAACTTTAATAACCCTACTAATATAAATGTAGAATATATGACTGTAGTCCAAAGATATAATGAAGAATATCATGACCCTTATGCTAAATATGAAGGAGATTCTAGTTTATATTTAAAGAACACTGATTTATTCATAAATTTAGTAGCAAAAATATCTATAGGTGATAAGAGCCATTTTATAACTTTGGCAAATTTTCCTACTAAAGATACTTTACTTTCAGAAGGTTTAAAACAAGTCGATGGGGATGTTTCTACATTAGAATCTAAAATAAATGATTTTTATGATAAGCTAGAACATGACATACCATTAGATTTTAAAGGATTTAAAAAACTTAATAATATAGATATTAGCAGTTTTCAACCAATTACTAGTACTAGATTAGTAACCAAAGATTTAGATAATAAATCTATCTACACATTAGATACTTTATCTGATAAAATACCAGGATTAAAATATAGTACTATAAAAATATTTCCTGGAAATATAGATGATTTCAAAAATTATGTAAATAAGTACACCTTTGGAGAAAAAAGATCTGATGAAGAATTAGGAAAACTATTTAATATATTAAAAAACAAGCCACATATAATAATATCCTTTGATTCTGATTTAAATGGTTCTAATGAAAATAGTCAGGCTAAGTTAATGCCGATAGGATCTAAATCAAGAAGTCTAAATGAGCTTATTGATGAAATACTTAATCTAAAGAAAGATGCTAACACAGAGTTAACTCAATTTTATAAAAATAATCCTCATGGTGTTTATACTCCAAGTAAGGAATTAAATGCTAGATTTGAGACAGTTTTAAATCCTTCTCAAATACTAGATATGTTAATAAAGTGAGTGCAAACTGATATTGATATAAATGGGGATAATATTAAATTAATAGACTTATTATCTAGAGAGATTAATTTTGAGAATACTAATGATATTTATCAAGGTAATAAATCTATATTAGATCTTATAAATAATTTCAAAGAATCTACTGTTACTGGAGAAAAACTAAAAGATGTTATAAAAATAGTAAAAGATACCATAAGTAATAATCCAAAAGCTGAATCTAAAGAAATAAAGGATTCTGTTATCAAACAGATTAGAAAAGGTTATACTGGGTGACATTGGAACTTTTATAATTTATTTGCATATGCTGACATAATAGATCAATCTTTTAAAAAGAGAATCTTTGAATTAATAAAATCTGGTTATATTATAGATAGAGATATGGATTTTGAGTCTGAAGGGTTAAAAGAACTTAAGAACAATATTGAAAGATTATTTTATCCTATAAAGACTTGGGGTTTCTATTATAATATTCCTATAAGTCTGGATGAGAATTCTAATGTTATAGCTAATGAATATATAAGTGGAGAACATGGATTTAGTTCTAAATATTTTTCTGATAAATTCTTTATAACAACTACTCCAGAAGGGCCAAGACTTTTATTAGATTTTAATTCTGTAATAAATAGTAATCCTACTATTATAGATGAAAACAGATCTGAACCAGTTCTAGATATAGTAGAAGAAATTAAACCAGAAGAATCTGTATTAGATCAACATAATATCATAAATATATCAGATATAGAAATTAAAGATGTAAATGGTAATATTATAAAACCTTTTACTAATTTTAACATAGATATAGTGCCTGGACTTTTGGATGGAGCTAGTATATTTAATAGAAAAGATGAGGCTTTTGATAGAATAAATGATGCTATAATTACTTTAGTTAATACCATATCAACAGGTTCAAATATACTTGGAGTTCCTAAAACTGGATATGAAGCTATCAGAGACTTTTTAATATCATTAGCAGAGTTTGGTGGTGGTTATGTAGAAGATGGTGATTTACCAACTTCAATAGATATTATTAAAGCTTTTTATGGAGAAATTTCTAAATTACCTAAAGAAGTTAGAGAGAAAATAAAGAATTCTAATTTTAGAAATTCTTTAAATAAATTAATAAACGATATTAATCAATGTAAATAATGCATACCTGTAGTAATAAAATTCAGAAACGTATCATCGAGGCTATGGACAACTACCTCCTTGACGCTGATAATCCTACATTTTTAGATTTAGAAGAGTATATAGCAGAAGAACTTGGAAGAAAGACTTTTAGCTTTAAAGAAGTATCTGATAATGTTCCAATAATTACAAAACTAAAAGATATATTTGGTGAAGATATAGACTTGTCATCTGACAGGTCTATACTTCATTATTCTAATATATTAAGAGATGTTAGATCGTATTCTATAGACGATTTATTTCATGGCATTCCAGCTGCGAAAGTAGAATTTGATGGCTATGTTAAGAGAGTTGTAATAGGAGATGGTGTATTAGGTAAAAACAATGATGATACCTATGCAGTAAATGATGAACAGTTAAATAATAATTTTACTAGAATAAAAAGTGACTTATTTAATAAAATTCAAAAGTTTTTAATTAGTAAAAATTTATATCATGGAGATGTTCTTCCTTTATATAATGAAGAAGGAATAGCAAATTATGATAGTTATGTAAATATAATGACTATTATTAATGATTATTTTTTCAATAATCCAGAAATACCTATTATAAAATCATATACTAATAAGAAAATACCGAATCTATCAGTAAGTGATGCTAATAAGCCTATACTAGAAGCATACTATAACATGATTTTACTTTCTAATTTTGATACTGTTATAAGTACAAAATTTAAGAATTTCTTTAAAGTAAATTTAAATAAGTTTAATCTATTAGATTCTGGGTTTGGAGAAAATTTGAAATATTATTTAAAATTTGATCCAATAACTACACCATATTGAAGGAATGATAATCATCAAGCAGAAAGTTCTGAAGATAGAACAGATGAATTTACTAGAAATGTTGTAAGTATTATACCTTTATATAATAAACAAGGTGTTAAAACTAAGGAATATCTTGAAGTAAATGACTTATATTTAATAGCTGCTAAAGTATCTGAATTTGAATTACTAGAAGGTAATAAATTAAAAAACCATAATACTAATTTTGATTATTTTAATACTAATCCAGTAGAAAAGTTAAAATGATATTTAGAAAATATCGGCAGGGCTATAAATAGAGAGTCTGGTTCAATACAAGAACTGGTCAGACATTTTGATTCTATATATGATAAAATACTGTCTATTGATAAATTTATAAATAATTCAGAGTATAATATAGCTAAGAAAGAAGCTAACTCTGGAAACTCTATATTAGGTTATATAGCACAAGCTATTAATAATAATTATGGAGCTGCTTATTCATCTTATGATGCTAGGGGAAAGTATAGTATACAAGAAATGTATAATCAAGATTTTAACTCAACTAGAGTTCAGAGTACTGTATTCTCTACATTAAAGATGCATTATGCAGATAAAGATTTTTATAATATATCTGATGACTTTGAAGCTCTGTTTCCAAAAAATCTAGATGCAATAGATAACGTACTACATTCTATAGAATCTGGTGAAATAGACTACAATAAATTAAATAAATATATAACTTCCAAGACAGGTATAGCAATGTCTAAACAATCTTTAATTAATACTGTTAAAGATATTTCTATACATAACAAAAATGGGGATCCTGTAAATGGAGTAGAATTCAAAAGTATGTTTAAGGAACTAATGTTAAACCTTAAAGCTGATTTTAATTCTGATACATTTAGAGAAGCTGTAGCATTATCCAATGATAGATCTGTAAGACTAGATTCAACTGTAGGAGAATACTTATCTAATACAGTAAAAAATCCATTATTTATAGCTTTAAAAAACTCTTTCATAGACAAATTTACTGTAAAAGTAGTAATGAATGCTAATACAGCAAATGGTGATACAATACCTTCTTTTAAAATAGGAAATCTTACATACAAGGACACACAGTTATTTGACTTAAGAAGACAATATGAAAGAGAAAATCCAAATGTATTTTTTAAAAGTTTGTTATTGAAAGACAGTCCAGCTATTCTTGGAACCTTAACTAAACTAGAAGTAGTTAGAAAGGGTAGAGCAAAAGACTATTCTAAGCTTACTCCAGAAGAACAGTTTATATCTGATTTTAATTATGATTTTTTAAAAAGTCTAAACAACTCTGGAAAATTTTCTGTAATATTAGGAAATTATTCAGATAAAACTACTATACTAGCTAAGATAATAAATGGTAATTTTAAACTGACTGATAATGGTAAGCCTGTAATATCTGAGTCTATTGACACTATATTAGAAACTGTAAGAGTACAATCATTTTCTTACTATTCTGATTTATTAGATAGTATATTTTCGGATTATAAAAATATATTTGATATATTAGGTATTAAAAACAATATAGATCTCAACTGAAAAACTAATAATAAATTAGAAGATAATGTAAAAAACATAAATGATATTCTTAAAGTTAACAGTATATCAAGTATAAATGATAGACTAACTGACATATCTCCAGATAAGAGACCAAATTTGTTAATGCAAGAACTTCACTATTCTAAATATTCTAATGGAACTTTTTTAAATAATCTTATCTTAGATAATTATCTAATATTTTCAGATAGTTCTAAAGATGGGTTGTTTTATAATATGTTTGTTCCTAGAACTGAAAGTTCTTTCATAACTAAATTTTCTAAGTTTTCTAACCCAAACTCTTTACATATAAATAATGGAGAAGTTGACGATTATTTAAGATTATTAAATATAAATAGAGAGGATTTTAAAGTAGAGAATAACAATAAATCTACTTATGAATATAACTCTTTACTTATAAATAATAAATTAAACCCATTTGTAAAGAAATGGCTTTGGTTAAATTCTTTATTTAGAAATGAATACTTATATATAGGAGTAAAAGGAGAGTATATGCATCCTCACAAAAGCAATATATTCTTTAGATTTGGAAGTAATGATAAAAACTATTGGGATAACTATTTTTTAGAAATGTCTAAAAGGATGATCCCACTAGGTAAAAGAAATGTTACTTATACCGCATCTATAGAATCCCCTATTAGAAACTCTAAAAGAGGTGTTCCAGATAAGATTAATGTTGCTGCAATAGAGGATTATAAATCTAATATATATACAACTTCTGGGTATAAAAAAATTGGAGCAGATTCACATGATGGTTCTTCTTTTTTAGATTATGTATATAGTAAGATGGTTGATGAGTCTTTTCCTGGAAAAGGTTATTCTGGAACTAAAAAACAGTTTGCTACCTTTGTAACTCCCTATGGTGTTACAATTAAAAAAGATGCAGAATCAGTAATAACTAATGCTAAAATACTAGCATCTGGAAATTCTGACATCAATCTTTTACAAATGAAATATAAAATGTTAAATATTCCTATAGGTGATATAAGATTAACATACAATTCTGGGAGTTTAGCTAATTATTATATAATAAGAAATGGTGTTAGACTTAGAGTAAATTCTATAAAAATAAATAATGATGCTGATGGTAATTATATAAGTATAAATTATTCTAAAGGAATAGAAAAGGATGGACAAATTATATATACTGGCTCTATAGACACTAAAGAATATATAGATACTTTATATGATATATGAAATCATATAGGTGCACAATACTCAATAGATGTAAATGGAAATTTTAATGAAGAATCTAATGAAAGGTTATATGATATAGTTATAAATACTAATAATGGTATTTTAAAAACTAAAATGATTCATATACTTTCTAATGTGTCTGCATTAAAAGCTGGAGCTACTGGAGTTAATAGTGCTTCTAGATGAAAGAGTTGGGATTCGTTACTATATTCTACTTATAATAGTAGATTTATGGGGCCTCAGTTGGATGCTTCTCATGAAGCTGATCAATCTGAAATTAGAGAAGTATCTCAAGTTATTTCAGCTTTATCACAAGGAGGCTTTACAGCTGATATAGCTGATGAAGCCTATAGAGACATAGCTAATGTCATAGCTAAGTCTATGGATAAGTACTTAAAACATATGAAAGTAGATAATGTTGATAAAGAAGCATTATATAATATGTTAAGTGCAAAATTCATTAGAAGCATACAAAAATCTGATAGAGATGAAGTAACTAAAGATCTTATAAATGCTTTACTAGATAATGGAGTGCCTGTACCATTTAGTAACCAAAATTTTTATAATTTATATGTAAGAGAGATAATAACAACTCTAAATAATGACTTTATATCTAGAAATTATCCTGGAATAGGTGGAGTATTGATACCATCTCATGGTATGATACAACTTTATGATGTATTTGATGGAAACAAATGGACAACTATTACTCAAGAAGATATTATTAAAGAAGCCTTATCAATTCCGACAGATAATGAAAAAGTACCTGCAAATAGTATTAACTTATATGATACAGTAGTAATAGGAGGTATAGAACTTTCAGTTGATACAGAACAAAGATTGAATTGGTTAAAAAATACTTATGGTGATAGGATTGTAGAAAAAGTACCTAGACAATCTAATGAAGCTATTGTAAATGATTTTATCAATAAAAATTTACAAGATGTTTTGTTAGATTCTAGATATATAGAATTAGGTGATACTATAAGAATAGATGGAGAAGTAATTACATTAGATACTCCAGCTAAATATTATTCTTTTAAAGAAAATGGGCCATCTACTGTATATAGAGTTTTATCTAAACCTAGAGACTTAAAACCAACTTTGCATACTTTTAAAGAAGTTCAACCATTTTTTGATTTAGTAAGTAATTCTGAAACTTTTATTAATGTACCTAAAAATACTTTTGATATTCAACCTTTAGCTTTATTATATAAATATACAGAAAATATATTAAATGATAAGGATAAAATTATTATCAATAATATAAAAAATTATATTGGCAATGAGGATATAGTTAAGTTTTTAAGAGCTTGGTACCAGAGAGATCTTCAGCTATTAGATCACGGTTTAATAATGAAAGAACTTAAAGAAACAGATAATGTATCAGAATATTTTAAGAATGATAATGTATTAGATGATATATTACAAGATGTATTACCTTATTATCAAAATAATGCTAATAAAATAGTTGATCTAAAATTTAGACCTGCTGAAATAATGATGCCAGACATCTATAAATCTACTTTTAATAGAGATGATAATGATAGTTTGTATAGGATAAAAAAAGAGGGGCCTAAATACTTTAAAAATAAATTTGATATATTATATGATATTGATGACACTGAAGCCGATATAAAAATTGTAACTAGTGATGTTAGTAATCCTATATACATAAGATTTGTTACAGAATTATCTGGTTTTAATAGTGTAAATATAAAGAAAAACTCAGATGTTGACTATGAACTGTATTCTAGATATAACGAGGTTGGGGATAGACTATACGACTTAGTAGATTATAAGAATACAAGAGTAATACTAGAGAATGGAAAAGAAATAATAGAATATAAAGTAGGATATACTGATAAGAAAGGTAAAAATATTCTTAGAAGAAATGCTTTTAATGCTGTAGAAAAACTTATAAAATCTTTTACAGATATAAAAGCTATTGTTCCACTAAACAATGGTAATATTACATCAGCCTATTATAATAATAGGGTTAGTAAATTAGAGATGGCAGATATGTCAGAGCAGGAAATAAAAAATATAAAAAATGATGATTCTTTAGATCTTGTAAATATATACTTTAACATATCTAACATATTTTCTAAATATAATGGTATTAGCTTAGCTGGAATAGATGTTACAGATAAAAATTGATTTTCTAGTAATAAAGAATTAATTTTAAATAGATTAGCTAATTCTATATATGCTTCTTGGGAAAAATCTCATGATGTAGTAGCTTCTCGTATTCCTTCTCAATCTATGCAATCATTTATGCCTATGCGTAATGTTGGATATATAAAAGGTAATACAAATGATGTATATGTGAGTGTACACCAGATATTTCTACAAGGTTCTGACTTTGATGTGGATAAGGCTTATATATTAGGACATGGATTCTTGAATAATGGTAGAACTGATTTATGGACTAATCTTAGTTCATACTCTACAGTAGATCAGTTAAATGCATTAATGCAACTTCCTATGCCTAGTGGAAAGATTATAAATATTATTGAAGGTAATGGAGATCCAAATTTAGAGATTCTATATAATCAAATAGCAAATAGTTTAGCTAATGTATCATATGAATATGAATTACCAACTGAAACTATTCTATTATTTAATAAATTTATAAGAGCTTTACCAACTACTAATCTAGATGTGTTACCTATAAATATAAGTCAAGAAAATCCTAATTTACCTTTTAGTGAATTTGAGAGGTTATTAAATAAGCATACTACATATACTAATTATAGTACAAGTCCATATAGTGTTAAGAATTCTATTGTTCAAAAAATAAATAAAGTTATTTCTTCTGCTAGTAACCAAATTAATGCCAATACACCTGTTGATGTACAACCACTACATGATGCTATAGACAGAGTTAAGAATAAAAGAAATAAACAAATACCTACTATAAATAACAAAAAAGTTCAAACTATTTTACATAATTCAGATTATGATAGTGATTTAGGAAAAGGTAAAAAAGGATATGAACAATTCAGAATATATAAAGCTGATGAAGGCCAAACTGCATATAGTTTAGCTTATGGTAAACCTGTTAAAATTAAAGGATTTGAAGAACTTAATTTCTATATATCACAAGATTGAGATGGAGGCCCATGAACTACATATGAAAAAAGAACAGGTAGAATTACAAGTCATGGAAATACACAAAAAGAAGCAATTGAAAATCTTCAAGAAAGACTAAATTCTGTTGGGTTGGATAGTATGAGGAATATTATATCAAAGCAAGAATCGGTTTATGAAGACAATCAAGTGGAAGAATTTAACACAGAAGAAGTAGAAAATATATCAGATGAAGATAATTTAAATTCTCATGATATGTTATCTTATTATCAACAACAGTATGATGCTTCTGTAGGTAAAGATAACACTGGTATAGCTGCTAATGGAGTAAAAGGATTGTTTGCTTTAACTGCTTATTATAATAACTTCTTTTTAAATACTTGGGGAAATAGAGATCTTACTGATACAGAACTTAGACGTAGTAGTAAACTATTTAAGAAGGATATTAAATTCAAGGATGATTTTGGAAATGATGTAAGGATATTTATAGGAAGCTTGCCTGATGTACTTATAAATAGAAAACAAGAAGAATCTTTAAAAAGAGTTTTAGGAGATAATTATAGTAGATTATTTCCAAATAGTGCTGTATATATGAGTGCATTTGTATCAGCTGCAACAGACAATGCAAAAGAGCTTATTATGGCAAAGGTTAATGCTTCACCAAAATTAGCAGGGATGCACGCTTATATGATAGCACTAGGATTTACTCCAGATCAAATTACTGAATTTATGACTTCTAAAACAGCTTCAAAAATTGTTTTGAGATCTACAGATAACATATATGATAACGAACTTAGTAACTCTGTTACTAAAGTTATAAGAGAGTTAAAAAGTGATTCTACTGTAGATCAAAGTCAATTATCAGCTTTTGAACAGTTATATCTAGATTCTCAAGAATTTGCTAATCTTACAAGTATATTAGGAGTAAATCAAAAACTAAAAGCCAGAACTTGGGAAATGTATAATTTTTTAAGTAGATTTGATAATATATTAAGATCAGCTGAAAATTTAGTAATTAGCGATTTTAAAAATTTAGATAAACCTAAATTTATAGATGCTATTCTAAAATATAATAACTTATTAACTCCAGAAGATATTGGTTATATAGGACAAATATATGATGCAGTAAATTCTCTTACTTTAGAAAACGGTAAAACTGTAAAAATATTACATAACTTTAATAGTAATTATTATTTTAATAGTCCTAGATATAGGCAATATGTTAAAGAATACTATAATCTTATTAAAAGAACCTTTAATATTTTTGAAGTAGTTGATGAAGTTCCCCATTTCAAAAAACTTATAGAAAGTTTGGATATGTCAGATAACGTATTAAAAGATACTGCTGAGAAGTATAATTTTACACTAAATACATTAAAAAATGTATTAAATGATGAATCTCATGAATTAAGTGAAAATGATGTTCCAAGACGTGTTGCTATAAGTAATTTAACTAAAGGATCTAACTATTTTGATACTAAAGCTGCGTTATTATGACTAAAAACAGATAAAATGAGTAAATATATTTTTGATGTTGGAAATATACTTAAGCAAGCTGGAATGGATAGCATTACATTATATAAAGATAGCAGTTCAAGATATAACTTAGAAACTATAACAGTAACTCCAGAAGATAATTATATTGTAGATTTAACTACAGATTATGGTATTGCTAATTTTAAGAAATTAATGGAGGAGGCAGTTCTGCCATTACTACAACAGTTAGACAATTCTAATGTTATAAAAAATCTTAGAGTTGAGACTATTACAAATCAATATGGATTAAAAACTAATGCTATAGTATCAGCTTATGAACTTAAAAGATTAAATTCCTCAATAGCTATAGAGCAATTTAATCAGCTTATTGATGCATTTAATAACATAGATCGTAATGTATTAACTGCTAATAAGATACAAAATGCTTATGGGGAACCTTTACAGTGAAGGGATCTGTTCTATATTTATAATCTAGTTGTAAATAATGAAAGGTATGGGAATAAAAGACTTACACCTCTTTTTAGAGACTATACAAAAAGTTTTGATTCTCTATCTTTAGACTATATGAAGTTCTTTTCAAAAATAGATAAAGGTGATATAGACGTTTTGTATGATGATTTATATAATAGTCCAGAGTATATAAATGCTGATGAAGATACTAGAAAGTCTTTAAAAGAAAAATATGATAAAACTATTAAAGAAGATTTATTGTTTTATTCATTTAATGAAAGAGGCGTATTATCAGAATTAAAAGACAGCCCTGAAGTAAAAGCACAGATAGCTAATCCAGATTTTGTTTTAACTTGAAATATAACTGGCAAATATGATACATCATATTATAAGATGAACTCTTTACTTAGAAAGATAAATTTAGGTGGTTTTATAGTAGAATTTAATTGTTAATATGGCAAAGTGTGTATATATATTAAGAACTCCAGGAGGAGAAAAGATAATAATTCCTGCTGATTTTGGAAGTTTAGAATTAGATGATGATAAAGCCATAGAACTTATAAACAATTATAAGAGTGCTAAACCATCTGAAAGAAATGATGCTTTAAATGAACTTGTATCTTATATTAAAGAGAATACTAAAGTAACTAAGATAAATAAATATGTGATAGAAGATGCTTTAAATAAAGATAAAATTTCTGACATTATAAAAGAAATAAATCAACAATTAGAGTATTCTACAACATATAAAGATTTTTCTAAAGCTTTAAAAAATTATTTATATAAGAATCCAGAAAAGTATAATGAAATTAATGAGAGAATTAACAGAAGGCTATTGCCTTCTGATTTTAAAAATTTAGATACTAATAAAGTATTAGGAGTAACTTCACTTAATAATGAGATATCTAAATTAGATTTATTAATAAATGAAAATAGAACTCAAGGATTTGATTATACTTTTCTGGATAATATTAAAAAATTCTTAGAAGCACTGCATACATCTAGAGTGTTAAATAAAGATAAGAATGTATTAATATCTTTTTCAACAGAATATGGACTAAAATCAATAAATGTAGATGAGTACTCATTTTTTAAAGAAGATAATCCAAGTTCTCTATTTTTAAGTCTTTTTAAAAGAGTTGGGAATAGTATTGATGTTAATTTATTAAACGATATTCTTACAAAATATAAAATAGATACTGTAAAAACTTCTAAAGAATTTTTTGATAATATAGCAGAAGAAGCAGTTAATCCTTCTAAGTTTGAAAAATTATTAGAAAGTAAAGAGAATAATAATGTAATTTCTGAAATAATAAAGTTAGTCACTAATAGACTAGACTCTACAAATTCTTTATATAGTACTACTAAAAGTGTGTTTCAAAATTTAAACCCAAATAGTTACGGATACAATGTAATTAGGGAGATTATAAATCAACAGCAATTTCTAGAAATGGAAAAAGCATTTAGTAGTGAATATAATGTTGATAAGATAAAGTCTTATGCTGAAGCTATAAATTTATTTGATTATACAAAAGCTAAGGATGATTTATTTTCTGAAATGATTAAATTAGACAACGTAGATTATAAATATATAGTTCAAAATGTTTCCATAGGAAAAGACTTGTTAATGGTTCCTAGAGTAGATGAAACTGGTAAAAAACATTTTAATCCATATATTATTCAGAACATATTTCCAAAAAATAATGGTGTCTATATAGTTAGTTTATACAAAGATCAGGAAGGTAATTACAAATATTTTAAGAAAGCATATTTACCAGGAGATGAGTTGTTTATAAGAAAAAGAGAAAATCCTAAAATACCATATGATCCAGATGCTGAGATTTTAACTAATGATAATCTTGTAGAATTAAGAAGAAATTTTAAGTATTTGTCTAGAAACGATTTGCAAGAGTTTATAAAAGACAATGCAATGATTGGCGATAAAACAGATATAGGTACTGTAGTAGGTGTATATCCTGCATATCTATATGTAAAATCTGGTGATGAATTTATTAAACAAGCATATTCTGATGTAAAGAATTTTAATTCAGCCAAATTAGGAGAATTGTATAAAGTATATTCTAATGTACTTAAGAACTTTAATTATAATGCTTATACAGAAATACGTGATGTAAATCTTATATCAAAAGATGATATTATAGTAGATCCCACATCTACTATTAAAAATAAAGCAGTTGTGGTATATTCTAATCCAGATTATGTATTTATAATAGTAGGTAATGACAATAAAAGGTACATAAAACCAATTTCAAGAATAGAATTAAGAGATAGTAAAGCATGGATGCACTCGAATGCTGTGTTTACTAGTAATGAAAGAAAAGAAATAATAGATAACGTTAATACTTCGAGTATATCAGCTAGAACACTATCTTCATTTTTTGATATTAATAAAGCTACTAAAGGGGATTATTTTTATGGCAAACTAAATGGAACTACAGTATATGGTAAAATAGTAGATAAAAATAAAGGTATAATATTTACAGACACCTCTAAAGTATATGAAACAGTAGATATATCCAATATATCTAATATACAATTTTATACTCCAAGAGATATCTCATCTCCATACACTGTGCATATTTTAAGAGTCAATAATTGAAAAGTAACCCCTAAACCAATTGGGATTGCAGAACAAGAAACTAATCTTGTAGAAGTGAAATATATTATTCCTAACGATGTAGATGAAAATAGTTTAGTATTTTTTCCAACTGGTTATGCTAATATAGGTAGATATATAGATAAATATACCGATATTCCAAGAGGATATAAAGATATTACTAATTATGTAAAAGCTACATTCTTTAAAATTATAGATAAAAATACTAAACTTTATGTTACTGACTTAAATGGTTCTAGAAAGTATCAAAGAAATTTATCTGATCTTAGAAAGATTACTGATTTTAATAAAATACCGATAGAAGAAAAAGAAAGAATAAATCCTTTAAAGAAAGGTGTATATTTTACTATAGCTGAACATGGAAGTTTATCTGACACTATGTACAGAGTTATGGAAGATGTTGGAAATGAAATTATAGCTCATACAAACAGAACTAATGATAAAGGTGATATTATAACTGTAGAAAGAATATTTAGTAAAAAACAATTATATCAAACCCCAATAAAGATAGATGGTAAAGACACAACTCCAGATGGTGCAATATATAATCTATACTTACAAAGTGGTAACAGTAAAACCAATGTTTTGTTAAAAGCTACGGGAGGTATCTTATCTCATGATGAAATTCTTAATATTGCTGGTATGCAGGATTTATTAGATAAAATGAAAGCATACTTTGGAAATTATAGTATAGATGTAGATATAAGTAATGATAGTAAAGAGTTTAAAAATAATCAATTTGCTAAAATAAAAACTGAAGTAGTAGATGATAAACTAAAAACTTCTATATTATTAAATGGAAATAAAGGTACTAAGTCAGATCTAGTTCATGAAAATTTACATATATTTTTAACATTACTCAGATACAGTGATTACAGTACATACGAAAGAACAATTGAATCTGTACTAGGAAAAAATGAAAATGAGGAAGATATTTCAGAAAGAGAGGAACAGTTTGTTAAAGCTATAGTTAATGCTTTACAAGGTGATTATATTACTGATTTTTTAGATAAAGCAGAGATAGTAGCTCAACAGTTATATAATGTAATTAAAAAAATAAATCCTGATTTTAGTTTAAATATAGAAAGAGCAATAAATAATCCTGAAGAATTGTTTAAGTCATCTTTAAAAGATATATTTAATTATAAAAGTGATATATCTTCTCCTTACTATAATGTTAGATTAATAGATTCAGAAGCTTCATTTAGAGAATGGGCTAAAAATAAAATAATACTAAAATGTGATTAATATGGGATGCTTTTATTATAAAAAAGAAAATGGTGAATTAATAAGATATGATTTAGAAAGTTCTGTATATGAAGATTTTCTAAAAGAAACTAGTATTTTAGCTTCAAATTCTATATTTAGTTCTGAAGATGTGGTAGATAGTATTAAAAGAGAAATACTTAAAGCTAATTCTCCTAAATCTTATTATGAAGCTACAGATGTAGAAACTGTGTATGAATTTATTACTAAACCTCATGCTGAAATATTTGGAAATATAGCAGCACTAAAAGGACAGAGTAGGTTAGCTCCAGAATTTATACAAGAAAATAGAATTCTAGAATTTGTTAAGGCACATTTAGAAGAGTATACTAACAACACTGGTGCAGTCTATACTCCAGAATATTTAGAGATGTTAAAGAGAGATCCTGTATTAAAACAATACGATGATAAAGACTTAATACCTGCACTTGCTGAAGTAGAAAGTAGGATTAGAATAGAAGAAATGACTAAAAATTTTAGTATTAAGTTTCATGAATGAGTAGATATGATTTTATCAAATAATGGAAAATTTGAAGAAGATTTTAGAAAATTTTATTCAGAGAATCCAGAGATATTTGGTAATGATGTAGATATATCTATATGAGAAGAAAGAATAAAGTCTATTATTGGTAATATAATACGTTCTTTAGAAGGAGAACCCTTACGCTCTATTCATTTAGTATCTTTACCTAATAAAGCAAATAATGTTCAATTAAAAGCTAAACTAGGTATAGTAACTGTTAATACTTCTGGAGTGGCTAGTATATATGATGTGAAAATATCTAAACATCCTTTTAGTGATTGGGATGAATCTAAAACTCTTACTTATGATTGGGAGCTAGCTCTAGAAAGACAATTATTAGGACAACATATAGATGTAGAAAACACTAGGCTTTATATAATACCTATAGAATTTAGTAAGTTAGGTGATGTAACTACTTTAAAATTTGGAACTCCAATAAACAGAACTACTCAAGGAGTCTCTGGTTTAGAAAAGTATAGACAAATATCTTCTATTGCTGAGATATTACTTCCTAGAAAAATTAAACCTGAGTATGATCCAAATAAAATAGCAGCACTTAAAGATTCTTTGAATAAATTATTGTTTCCAGATTACAGAGTTAAAACAGAGTGGGAAGATAATGATTTAGAGTTATTAATGAAAAACTCTAGAGAAAGATTTGAAAAAACTGGAGTATTTAAAAAATATAATGGTTTTAAAGATATAGATGGATTACCAGAAGGGATGATAATAGAAACTACTGAACATCAAACTGCTGAGGAAGCAGAAGCAAAGTTTAGAGAAAAGATGGCTTTATATGTAAATCATGTAAAATCATTAGAAGGTAGAGGTGTTAGTGTAGTAAAAAATGCTGTAATATCATCTATTGCTACAGGTTCTAGTATAAAATTAGGAAAAAATCCAAGTAAAAAAGATATAGCTTTAGACCACGTATTAACAGAATATTTAAATGATGATTGGCAAGTTTTAGAAGGTATTAACGAAGCTGATGCCTTAGGAATAATTGTCATGAGAAATACTAAAACTGGAATAATAAATTTATTTGATATTACAGTTCATAACTTATGAGCAGAATCTGGAATTAAAGGAATGACTTATGACCAGGTAGAAATGTTAAAAGCTATGTATTTCTTAAATGAATATAAAGATGTTCTTTTAGCCAAAGGAGCTTATAAGTTAGGAGAAATAATAGTTTTTAATAGTAGGAATGGAAAAAGTAGATATAGGTCTTCTGCAACTGTTCTTACTTGGTTTAGAAGAAGAATGAATGAAGTAGGTATGGGAGATAAAATAAAAATTAATGACAATGATTTAGTAGGAACAGAAGATCTTGCATTAATGACTCTAAATACTTATGTAAAAAACTATGCAGGTAAAGGACAAAAAGAAGTTGAAAATATATTTTCTATACTGCAAAATAATAGGTTTGACGAAATATCAAGAGAAAGATTAATTGAAGCAAGGGATCAATTTCTAATAGCTTTTCCTGAATATAGAGATGTAGAACCAACTAAAGAACTAGATTTTCAAAATCCAACAGAAGTATTATATGCTTTATTACAAACAGCTATATTATCTAAATCTGGTATAAAACCTGAAGTTGATTTTCAAGGTTTAACAGAATATAGTATCGAGGCTGGAGATTTTCAGTCTCTGTGATTAGGTATTCTTAACAAGAATCAAAGAAAATATGATAAAAAAGGTAATAGAATACTTGGTATAATAGGTGGGTTATCCTGGATTAATCCAGAATTTGTTCAATCCAAAGACTTAAGGAATATAAATGAGATGGTTGCTAATGGCAACTCTATAAATGGACAGAAACTTAATAAATTTAGTGAACACCAATGACCTTTAACTGATGAACTTTATAGAAAACTAGGATATGGTAAGTTTAAACAAATGACTTGAGGGGAAACTCAATCTATACATGCTGACTTTTTTGTAAAGGATAAAGAAACTGGAAAAATTGATAAATCTTTTAGAGCTAAAAATCCATATATAATTGATGAAGAAAATGCTTTAACTGAAGACCAGAGAAAATATTTAAAACAAACATTGCTTTATATAAATGGTTTCATGGCTGGATTACCAGAAAATGAAATTTATTCTATAGATCCAACTAACTTAGAGAACATTACTAATAATAAATGACTAAAAGCTAGAATAGAATCTGGAGATTATTTTAAAATGCCACTTATGAGGAGAGAAGAAATCTCTAAATATAAAAGACTTGTAACTGGGTTTGGTGAGTGATATAATATGGTAAAAGATAATCTAAGAGACACCATAGATCCTAGAGAATTCTCCTCACTTGATGTAGAAAATATAGAACATCAAAGACTTGGGTTTTTTCAAATGTATGATGTGTTTGGAAGTCAAGATGATGAGACAAGAGCAAGAATGATGGATAGGGAGCAAATAGATTATTTTGAACTAAATCTTGATACTATAGCTCATAAGGTAGCTTTTTATAAAACTAGAAAAAGAATATTTGATATAATACTCCCAACTATTGAATCATATGTATGGTGAATGAAGTTAATGGGAGGAAAGATGGATGAAAAGGTTAGGAAGCAACTAAACTATATAGTTAACCAGGTAAACCTAGCAGTATTTAGTAAACCATTAGTGGATGATGAAGAGAAAAATATAGCTCAAGGATTAGCTTTTCAAAAGAAATTTTCTACTATAGCAATGCTAGCTTTTAGACCAACTATGTTAGTAAAAGAAATAACTGTTGGAACTATAAGAAATCTACTTACTGCTGGTACAGGAATACATGCTGACTTTGGAGAAAAAGAAATGATAAAGGCTTATGAAAAGTTATTAACTGTAGGGTTAAAACAAGCTGTAGAACATAATTTAATAGAGGCATTAAATAATGAGTATAGAATAGCTAATATGGATATAGCAACCATGCCAGAAAAAGTTCAACATGATAAATTAGGATTGGCAAGGGGATTAGGTAGATGAATGTTTGCTACATCAACTGGTGGAGATTACTTTAATAGGTTAGCCATATTATTAGCTAGAATGATTAAAGATGGTTCTTATGAAGCGCATTCTATGAAAGGAAATACTTTAGTATATGATCCAAGAAAAGATAAAAGATTTTCCTATTACTTAGCAGAAAGGGAAAAGTATAAGGATGCTGATGGCAATTATACTAAAAAATCTGGAGACTCTTTATACAATGAGCAAAGAAATCTATATCTTTTAATGATAGAACAATTTAATTCTGAATATGCTATTGTAGGAGAAGGTCATCTTACAGAAAAAGATTTAATTCCTAAAGCTTATACTCTTAAAGAAAGAAACTCAATAAAAGCTATGGCTGATAGAGTATATGGAGCATATGATAAAGATGCACAAGCTCAAATTAATAATAAGTTAGCAGGAATTGCATTCTTTCAATTTATGCAGTATTGGCCATCTAAGATGCAATTTTGATTTGGTAAACCAATATCAGCTGATGCATCTCCTGTAGGTAAGTTTGAACATGCAGTCAAAAAAGATGCTGATGGCAATCTAATACTCGATGATAAAGGTAAACCAATACATTTATATCTTAAAGATGTTGTAGATGAAAATGGTGATCCAGTATTAGATGAGTATGGTGTTCCAAAAAGAGAAATTGTAGAATATGAAACAGATGAAAAACTTATGGCTTGAAATGGTACTCCACAAGAAGGTATATTTTATTCTGTCTTTTATACAATAAATGATTTGGTTAGATTAAACTGGGATGATCTTAAAAAGAATAAATGAAGAGTGAATAGAACTCTTTATGCTATAGGAGATTCTGTTTTGATCTTTATGATATTAGGTATTATGAGAGCTATATACGACTCAATGAAAGATTCTACTGAAAGAGGTACTTTTAGTGGTGAAACTGTAGCCTTTATGGATGCTGTTAATACAAAAGTACTTAATGAGTATAATTTATGAAATAATACTTTTGGAGCATTAAGTTCCGAACCAGCATGATTAAGTTGGAGTTTAGGAGCCACGCAAAATGTAGGAGATGTTATTCAAGGTGACAAGACTTTGGGTAAAGCAGCTGCACAATCTATAGGTATGTTTGAAATGTTAAGATAAAAAAAATAAGCCGAATACAGTAATTTCTGTACTCGGCTTTTTTATTAAAAAAATAAAGGGAATAATCTATACAGACTATTCCCTTTTTCTAACAAACAAACAAAAATAAAATGGAAACAAAATAGTTTTTAACTATTTTAATTGGGGAGAGAGCAGGATTTGAACCTGCATGATTGGATTTTGAAATGGAGGTCAGCTTCCAGTTTCTAGGACTGAATTGAACAGTCATGCTTGTTATGTGTTTTTGACAAAAGCCTTCAATTCACTAACTCACATGGGTTTATGTATTATTCCATGTCGCAAAACACGGTCTCTACCAATCTTACCATCTCTATGCGTCTAACCAATTCCGCCATCTCTCCTATTTTTAAATATCCTTTCTAAGACTTTAAAAAATTTCAGTTAACATCTTCTTCATAACCAACTTTTGAATTGATCCTAATGTATTTGTATAGCCTTTACATTGATTTTACAATATATTATTATCCTAAATTTTTCATAATCAAAATTTCAGTTTGTCTATAATAATTTGAAAAATCATTATTTTTTAATTCTCTGTTAGCTATTTTTATAAGAAGTTTGTAATATTCATCTTCTATTAAATTCTTAATATTAGGATATTTACTTATTATATTAATAGTGTAATTTTTTACTTTGTGTAAATATGCATTATTAATAAGATCTATATATTCCATTCTCTATTATATATCTATAAGATTTAAATCCTCTAAGATTACCACACCAACCCTCTTCCAGAATTATTCTTCCATTATAAAAACCTATTGTTTTTGTACTAGCTTGATATTCTTCTTCAGTTAAACATTGACAAATGTGCTCTAAAGGGCTTAAATGACAATTTTCTATGAGTTTGTCATGAAGTTTTATATCTTTTTCATAATCAATCTCATTATCAAATGTCATATAAGACAGTCTAGCACATCTTGCAGTTGCTATTTTAATAACATCATCAATATTATCTTTATCTATATTCTCTCTATAAGGAATATGCCACTGATTCTCTCTAAGAAATACAGGGGTAGATTTATTATAAGCATCCCACATAGCTTCTGCTAATGCTTGCATATGTATTTCTGCTTGAGCTATGTTACTCATTCTCCAATCATTTTCTGTCCAATTAGAACATTCTCCTGTATATAGGATTGCTTGCTCTTTACTTTTAAATGTAGCTTGAGTTGGTTCTAAAGCTTCTGGTCTATCTTTTGGATACCAATTAATTACATATTGCGGACATCTGAGTTTAAAAAAGTTTTCAAACTCAGTTGCAGTAAGTAATACTGTATGCCATAAAAAAGGTTCTAATAATCTATTACATAGTTGTTTTGTTACACCTTCAGAATGTAGTTTTTTAGCTTGAGTAACAGCATTATCTCTAGCAATTAACCACTCTTTAATTTTAGATTTAGATTCCTCTTCATTAAAATACTCAGTACCCTGCATACCTTTGTGATCTTTTTGCCAGGCTATAGGTATAAATGGATCTTCTTCTACCATTTTAACCATTTTTTCAAAAGGTATAGCCCTACTACTAGCACTATTACGTGAAAACATTCTGTGAGTATTTAATTCAGGTAGTATAAATCTAGGAAAGGTAAGTAAAAATGTAGTAACTCTATCCCCATGTATAGATATTGAGTCAGCTACAATATTAGCACTTATTTTATTCATTATTTATCAATTTCAACAATAGAATCTGGATATTTATAACAAGCATCTAGATAACTTTGTACAAAATTTACTAAAGTTTCATAGTTACCCCATCCATTTTCTGGATTAAATTTTTTATACTTTTCTGGATCTAATTTTAATAAGTGTAATCCTTCTTTTAAAGGCTCTATTAAATCTCCAGCTCTGTGTACTTTAGGATTCCATAAAGCTTCATATAAACCAGCTTCTCTAGCCATATGTGTTAGATTATGTGTTATATTATCGGAATATAATACATCATCTTCAACTTCATAAAGATTTATATCTTTGTCAGGATATCTTTGTTTGGCTTCCTCTAAAGTTAGTTCCTTATTCTTTCCATCTTCTCTTACAAATATACCAGTTCTTAGTCTAGTAGATTTTTTATTATCTCTTAGTGTTACATCTAAACTCATAGTTTATTATTTTTTATTTATCCACATAACAGTCATAATAGCATAATTAGCTAAATCAATTAATGTATCAGTTATAGACTCATCAGTTTCTCCAATACCATTTTTAATTATATTTGAGAATCTATTTAGTTTATCTGATAACCTTATTTTAGCTACTATCAATCCATCATCATCAAGAGTTTTATCAAAACTATTTCCATAGTTCTTATTCTTCTCTTCGTACAATTTAATCATATAATCAGTTATATTCTTAAACCTTTCTATATTATCCATTTAAAGTATCATTTTTAAAACTTTCATTAGGTATATCTAATAGATAATTGTATTTATATATACTATCTACAAAAATTGGAACATATTTTTCCATTAACCCATCTCTTCTTATCTTAACTTTTTCTCCGTTGTAATATATATAAAACCCAGATTGTTTATTTTTCTTTATTTGGCATCTTAAATCTAAGAATTCTAACTCATTCAATTTACCATATGAAGACCCATCTGGCCCGAATACTTCTATAGTCTCTGGTTCAATAACCTTAATCTTTATTTTACTCATTATTTAAAGCTTCATTAATTTTATATAAGTCTATAACTCCATCTTCAGATATAAGACCAGTTCTAATAAATGCTTCTGCCATATCATTATACCATTTTTCACGGTTTTTGTTATATAATTTGTTTCTAATAATATAAGCCCAAGCATCCAATTGTATCATTACATCTTTGGTACCACTTTCCACACAAGTGCAAGCTAGATATGGAGTCCATACCAAATAAAATCCCATAGACTATTGTTTTTTAACTTTATAAACCATATCATTAATTAAATTAGCTAATGCATTTAAGTCATTAAGTTTCTTTTCTAAACTACTAATTCTTTTTTCAAAGTCTCCTGAGCTTTTATCCATGTGTTCTAATATAGTTATGTCGTTTCTACAGCTATTAGTTAATAGATTGGCTTTATCAAGTAAATTCTCTAGCTCTTTACTTATTTCTATTTTTTTCATCATCATATTTATTCACTATTATATACTTTATCCCAATTTATTTTTCCATCTATAGATATATATCCATTATTTATCAATTCACTTGAAATTCTACCATAGAATCCCTGTAAATTTCTATAAAGCTTATTCTTAATTATATAAGCCCAAGCTTCCATTTGTTCTTCTATTGTAGCATCTTCACCCTCACAGAAACCTTCTGCATAAGCACAAGCTAAATATGAATTCCATTCTATATTTACCATAACATAAAATTATAATTAAATCCTATACCTGCATATGGGCCATACCCAAGTAACTTAGTATTTAAATCATATAAACTACCAACCCCTAATTGTAGAGATACCCCAAATTTCTTTTGTGGTATATTAACTTGATATACTTTCATATCTTTAGTAACAGTATAAGGATTTAAGTTAGTTACTATACCATAAGGAGTTCCCTGTCTAAATATATTACCTCCTTCATACCCTATAGTAAGTTGATATTCATTATATACTTTTAAATCCAAATAAGAAAAACCCTTTCTAAATCCAAATACTGTATTTATCCATTTATCAGATATAGTATCTAATATAGTAGATTGAGAAAACACAATTGTATCTCCTCCTATAGGATAGAATTGCCTTAATGTATCAATAAAAACAGTTTCATCTTTTAATATCAATGCAGTATTTAAATCTTTAATTTTCTTATCTTTATTCTTAATAAGATTTTGCAGCTCTAAATTAGTGCCTGTAAGATTCTTAATTTTTAAAAAATCTGATTCTTTATCTGTTTGCATTACTCTAATTTTAGCTACATTTAAAGAATCTTTGTTTTTATATACTTTTAAAGAATCAGTTATTGCATTATATAATTCTATCTGATTATCATATTTATTTTTATAAGTATTTATTCTTATTATAGTTATAAATATAACTATACCCAAAACAATAAGTAATATAATATTTAACTTATTTATTTTCATCACTTGGTATTTAATAATTGTTCACATTCATTTCTTTCACCTATAAACCATATATTTCCAAATTCATCAACAACTTTATATTGAGTTACAGCTGTACTTTCTCCAGAATAAAAAGGTTCTATTCTTAGTTTATTACTTAGGGTGCTATACCCAGTATAAATAGAATTTTTATTTTCTTGCATAAATATTAATAGTTTACTTTTAAAATATAGGTATAGAGTAGCTATAATAACCTCCTCTATACCATATATTTATTATTCATAATCTCTTACAACTTGAAATATGGGTTGCAAAGGAACTCCATCTTTAGACCATTCAAAGAATTTTACCGTTCCTTTTTTACCAATAATATTATCAATATTTTCAAGATATTGTTTTTTAAGTTCTCTATCTCCTATAGGTTTAGCAGAAAATAACTTACCATCTTCAGTTTGTAATATGAAACAAAAATCTTCATCTCTAAGACCATCTTTATAATCTACAATCTCAAATTCTTGTTCCATATATTCTTTAACTTTAATCATATCAGAACCTCTTTTACCGAATTGATAAGTACTAGTAGGTTTTCTAGCAACTAATCCTTCAAACCCTTCTTTAACCCATTGATCATGAAGTTTTTTAATTTCACTAAAACTGTTAGTTTCTACATGTTCAAGAAACTTTATCTTATCAGCATCTATCAATTCTTTTTCATATTCTTTTAAAAGTTCTAATCTTTCTTCAAAAGTTTTTTCTGAATCAGCTATATCATAAACCCAATATTCTAGTAGGTTACACCTATCATCCCATTCTTTTAATCTAGCTATGCCACTCAATTCTTGTAAATGGTGTCCGTGTCTATATAATTCTCCATCCAATATTACAGTAGGATGTTTATCAAAGAAATCTTTTAATTGATTTCTAATTAATGTAGTAGGTATATTATAATCCTTACCACCTCTAGAGATTGCATAGATTTCATCACCTCTCTTCTGAATCATAGCTCTGGTGCCATTTAACTTTTTGCTACATAACATCCTCTTATTTAATACAGACGTTTGACACTTATTAGAGTCTTTAGCTAACATCGGTTTTAAGAATCCATCTGAATCTGTACTAACTGATGGAACAAGTCTATTCATTTCAGATTCATTAATCTCATTAAAAGGTGTCTTAGTAAGGTCAGATACTTTCTTATATCCTTTATCAAGATACTTGTTAATTATGCTGTTAAACTGTAATTCAGCCTGTTCTATAGAAGATCTTTTAACTTTACCACTAGTTATAATTAGGTCTGGCTGCTCTGTCTGTTTACCTAAATATTGCCCAGTAAATCTCTTTATAATAAAAGACTTAGTATCTTGAATTAATTGAACCTCTACCTGTTGAACTTTGTCTCTAGCATTTCTGCTAACTAAATATATATCCTTTAATATTACCATTTTAATAATTAATATCCACTAGATCCATAACCTTTTGTACCTCTTTCTGTGTTATCCAAAGTATCAACTTCTTTCCATACTACTTTGGGTACTTCTTGTAGTACTAACTGTGCTATGCGATCTCCATTTCTAACAATATAATCTTCCTTTCCAGAGTTATATAAAATAACTCCTATAGAATTTCTGTATCCAGAGTCTATAGTTCCTGGAGAATTTAATACAAATATACCATGTTTTAAAGCTAAACCTGATCTACTTCTTACCTGAAACTCAAAACCTTTAGGAAGTGCTACATAAATATCAGTAGGTATAAGGGCTCTTTCTCCAGGTTTTATAACAATTTCGAAATCTAAAGAAGCATATAGATCCAATCCAGAATCTTCATCATGTGCATATTTAGGTAGTGGATTTTTTGATTTATTTATTATTTTTATTACCATATTTACATCTTAAACCATAGGCTAAATTAAGATAGCTAAATTCATTATCTATGAACTTTTTGTCTGAATAAGGAAATACTTTTCTAAGTATTCTTTTAGAAAATTTCTCCCATTTTTCATATTCTTCTTCAGAGTTAAAAGTATAATATTCGTACCATCTTTCTCCTTCTATTGTAGGATTATCTTTAACATAATCTATATCAACTTTGTATCTCTTTAATTCTTTATTTATTATTAATCTAACAGCATCATCTTTAGACATCTTTTTAGAAAAATAGATTAAGTAAAAATCTCTTAAATTTTGTTTTATTTTGTTAACCACATTTACTGTTTCCACAGTTCTTGCAGATTTTACATCCATTTTCATATACTATAGCTTTTTCTCCGCATTCTGAACAAACCTCATCAGTCTTTGTTCCATCTTCAATAAAAGACTTTATAGCTCTAATAACTCCATATTGCCAAGAATTTAGAGATTTATTATTAAATTCTAATTTCTCTATAATATGAATAATATTTTCTAAAGCTACTCCTTCTCTTAGTAAAGCAGATACAAACCTGGCATAATTCCAATACTCTTTATTAAATATTCTATTTAATCCACCTAATGTATTAGAGTATCCATAATTGTCAACATACCTAAAATCATATCTAGATTTTCCTTCAGAAGGTATTTTTATAATAGTACCTTCTTCTATATAAGATGGTATTGGAAATTCATCTAGGTCATTAATACCTGTGAATATTTCATATGGTTTACCATCTTTTATACCTATAAAAGCTATCCAATCCTTTTTTTCATTTTTAAATCTTAATACTTTACAAGGTAATTCAGGAGGTCTTGTAGAATCTTTACTTTCTATGTTAATTAAAATACCAGATCTACTTCCAGCTCTATAAGTTGTTAAACCTTTTAAGTTTTTTTCATAACCTAATATATACAACTTATTAACAGTTTCTTTATCTATATTCTCAGGTAAATTAACTGTAGAACTGATACTATGAGTTGTATATTTCTGTAAAATAGCTTGCGTATCTATTCTTTGTTCTGGTGTTAAATCATTAGCAGTTTGTAGATAATATGGAGATTCTTTATATAATCTGTCCAAATTTTCTACTGACTCATCTTTTAATTCTTCACCATATTTTACTTTATACCATTCTCTAAACTTAGGATGAATAACCATATAAGTCTTAAAACCTACTCCATTTTGATCTACAAAATCAGGAGTTTCTCCAGGATTACATTTCTTCCTTCTTTGGTAGTATAATGAAAATACAGGTTCACAACCAGAAGTAGTACCTGTTAATATACTTAGAGACCCCGTAGGAGCCACAGTACTAATTGAAATGTTCCTCCGACCGTACAGCACCATTTTACTTACTTGTTCTGGATATTCTTTTAGAAGAAATTCATACAACTTGTTACCGCCTTCTAGTCCATATTCTCCTGAATAATACTCTAGAGCCCCATTATAAACTGGAAAAGGCCCATCAGTAATTGCTAAATCAATAGAAGCATCTAATTCTGCTTGCAATTTTATATGCATTATTCTTTCTACTACTGAAGGATCTCCATATGGAACTCCTAGTGCAGCACACATGTCACCTAATGCAGTTATTCCTGTACCTGTTCGTCTTCCATTTTTTCCTACAGCATATACTTTTTTCCAAAGTTCAGGCTCATCATTAAGATCTATAATTCTTTTTATATGCTTTAATTCAACATCAACAAGAGTATCTGCAATAACCTGAGCTTCATAAAATACGGTATATGCTAGATCTTCATTTATATAAGCTTCTTTTGTAAAAGGATACTTAACAAGACTATATAAGTTAACTGCAATTAAGCGACAAGAATCTAAAGCACTAAGTGGAATTTCCTATGATTTAAATTTAATTAAATCATTTCGACTATATCTTCTAAATTAAATTTATAATACATACTTTTTGGAATAATATCTTTAAAAGGTTCTAAGAAATCTTTTATGAACTTAATTATAGTGGGTTTACTTTGTAAGATTATAGCTTTAGGAGTGATGTTAAAAGTATATCCATACGTTTTAAAGTACTCAAACAAAGCTTCTTGTAACTCTGTATTTATAGTGCTAAAACCTAATTCCCAAGTAATATATTTACCCTTACTTATAGAAAAATATCCATCATCCAGAAAATAAAGCATAACTCCAAAAGGTGTTAATTTACTTACTAAATCTTTTTTAGATAAATGTAGTAATCTTGATAATTGTTTATGTAAAACCTCTCCAGTTCTATAAACATAAGATTCATAATTATCTTTAGATATTCTCTTTCTTATTTTCTCTAAACCATTTGTTTGAGGGTAAGCTTTATTAAATAATGAGACCTTAAATTTTAAGTATTCATACTGTTTATAACCATGTTCTATTTTAAAAGAATTTTCTCTTTCTATAGAACCATCTCCTAACATTTGAGAAACTAAAATAGCTTCATTATCTTCAGGAGTTGGATTATATTTCTTACTTGGTATTTTAGATAAAGCTAATACTTTTAATTTATAGTAATCTGATGTACCAAAATATTTTTTTAATGTATTAGCTAATCTTACACTATCATTTATTCCAGTTAAATCATAAAACTCTTTATAAGTTTCTGATTGAACTAAACAATCAATTACCTTTTCTTCTGAAGGAATAAGATTATTAGAAATAAACTCACTAACAGGCATTCCAAATAGGCTCTTAAACCTATCTCCAGCTGTCCTTTTACATATTCCAAATTCTTTTGCAAGAGTTTCATAAACATTATTATTTTTAACTCTTGTACATGATAGGGCTAATTCTTCTGCCCTTTCTTTAAATGTTTTCATAAATTAATTTTGATTCGTACATAGTCTGTGAACCTTCTCCATATTATAAATAACTTAGGAGCTCGGCTGCTGATTACTTAACGTTATACTATTTTCAAACATTCACAAATACCATTTCTAGTTTTGTTGTAGTTGTATAACTATCCCAAGTTTCCAGCAATTCTCGAATTTTTTTACTTGCAGCAAAATCTACCGCAAGGATTTGTTGATATAGGTTTATACTCTGGATATACACTAGCTAAATCATAATCTACAATGTTATCCCAGAAAAGTATTCCTGGTTCAGCCGACTGCCAATTAGATTCTATTATAGTATCCCATAATTCTTTAGCTTTTATTTTCTTGATATATCTCTTAGTAGATACTTCATATAGTTTATCATATTCTAATTTACTTAAATCTATATCATCTATATTTATATCTACAGGCCATCTTAATAGGTAATCTTTATTACCTTCTACAGCATATATAAAATCTTTAGATACTTTTAAAGATATATTAGCACCAGTTATTTTAGTTAAATCCCTTTTACAAATAGCAAAATCTGGAGAATCAGGATGTCTGATATCTAGGGTTATCATTAATGCGCCCCTTTATTTGGACTATATCTTATCTTACTTAATAGTAAGACTTGGGTTCTCTAGCTGGTTATTAAGGGAATCCTCTTTCCCTCCAGTAGTCTCTACACCTTCTTCAGAATGGTCTGAAGCTCGGCTCGGTATTGTACTATTTATAGTAGTTTCACCGAATTCTCCCAATTCAAGACGCAGCGCATTGTATTTATTATATTTTCTTTTCAGTACAATTAAATCTTCTTTACCATACATGGCTTTTAAAATTCTTAATACTGAATCTTTCGATGACATTTCTAGGACATAACAATTTTCATCACCTTTAGGGTGAAGGCTTGATACAACTTTATTCTTTTCAAGTAATTTTTGTATAGCATATAATAGTTTATAAGAACCTGTAAAACATATTTTATACCATAATCTATTACGATCTTTTCTATGTCCGAATGTTAAACATCCATCTCCATCAAAAAAACCTAATAGCATATATGGTTGTAAATCTTTTCTTATTCTAGGAAATGTTTTATTCTCTTTAGAATTACATAACCTATTTATATCTTCTACTATTTTTCTATTACCTATACTCAATTTTGCATTAGGAAATGTTCTAGATTCTCTATTTAACTTGGTATAAGTTCTTACTTGTCCTCCTATTTCTGAGGCTATAAAGTCTAGTATTTCTTTATCTGCAATAGCACATCCATAAACTAAATCAGAATTACTAATATACCCATCTGCTAAAGTGTATCCTAAAATATAAGCTTTTTCCTTAGTGTCAATAGTACTAAAGTAATTTTCATTGTAAATAGGTTTTTTATATTTCATATCATTTTCTAAACCATATTTATGAATTCAATAACTTATAGCACTTCTCTTTATATTAACTCCAGGAAGAGCTTCTATTTGTCTAGTACTTAGTCCTTTCTCTAAGCATTCCATTAAAAATTGTTCGTCCATAATATTTACTCTGTATATTTTCAATATTAAAAAATGTTTCATCTGTTTTACGTCTTCCACTCTGCCCAATTGTATTGGTTACATTACTAAATAAATCCATAAATGGTATAATCCCAGTAGTAGTTTTAGCAGCATTATTAACAGAAGCGCCTTTAGGTCTTAAAACTGAAATGTCTACTCCAACTCCTCCTCTTCTTTTATAGATATTAGCCATATATTTAGCTGTATCAAAGATTTCTGATATAGAATCTTCAGTGCTAAGAACATAGCAATTACTAAGGCTTACAGGCTTATCAGTACCTATTCCATATAGTACAGAGCCTCCAGGAATTATATATTTAAAATCTTTAAATAAAGTATGTAAGGTTTCTCTATATGGATTGTTTAGCCTCTTTTTTCCATACTCTGATAGATTTCTATCATAACTAAAAGATCTATCAAACCCTTTTTCCAGTCTTTCAAAAAATTGTTCTAAACTTTCTCCTTCTTGTCTATACTTGTCTTTCCAAACATCATAGGCTAGTTCATCATGTTTAAAATAATCTTCCATTAATTATTATTAGGATTAAGTTTTACAATTTTAGGATGATCTTCTTCATCTATAATATCTTCATCAGATATTTCATTATCTAAAGTTGTGTCTTTTTCCTCTTGTTCAGATCTTAATTTCAAAGTCAGCCAGTTATTAAAGTCAAATTGAGTAACCATTTTTAATACTTTATCCATCTCTTCTTGACTTTTTATATCTGGATTTTCTTCTATAGATTTTCTTCTTGTATCTGAAATCATATAAGCTCCAAATGATACTAAATCTCTTTCATCAAATAGTGTTACCATTTTTAAAATTTTATAATTAATTATTTATCATCTTTTAGTAATGAATCTAGTTCTTTCTTCCAATCAGGGTTACTTTCACTCCAGATAACCTTTTCTGAATCTTCTCCCACTAATTCTACTAGTGGAACTTTTTTAGTTCCATTCTTTGTAAGAATAGGAATTCCTTTTTTCTTTTCTTTGTAATGACTTAGACTGTAAATTTCCTTCTTTACATTATAGTCTTTAACAATGTCTAGAATAAATTTACAGTCGTCGTCATACACAATTTTAATTAACTGATACATTCAATAGTTTTGATAACAGTATTGTTTTATCTGCTATGTTAACTATATCTTTTTTATCGTGGCTGATAATGTCGGTAAAAGCATTATATACTTGAAATTTACTAGGATTAATTCCTCCAGGCACAAAATACTTACTATCCGAATCTAAATATAAATCTTTATATACTTCAATAGGAACAGACGAAGGTATTCTTATTTTATCAAAGCCCTTATCATCATAATGACTTATTGTAAAATCTACCCATTCTCCTAGTTGAATCTTTTTATCCTCACGGACAAAATATTCATTTTTCATTCCCTCTAATACTTTATGCATATTATTTTCCTTTTCAACAAGCTCTTTTAAAGAACTATAATTTATAGGTTCATCTGGTTTTAATTCTTGAATATTTAACCAAGATGGATCAAATACACATAAGTTTAAACACGCTTTATTTAATACACCTCTATAAATTTTTGCAACAGGTTTCCTAACATCTAAGCCATATATTAAACCATATGTTTCTGCATGATTATCTACAGTATATTTATCTGGTAATACAGCTTGTATCCATACTCTATTATATACCACATCTTTAGAATCTTTTGTAAGACTCATTTGATCTGCTTCCTTAACCTGTATAATAAAGTTATCAGTTACTTTACTAAGTTTCTCAAAAAATGGTTCTGCATATTCTCTAGTAGGTAAGTATTCTCTATTTTTAATTATTGTGCTTTTGCCTTTAAGCAATGCATCTGCACTAATTTCCATAATTCATTCTTTTATTATGCCGTCTAATGTATCTCCGTTTTTATCTATGAGGGTAAAGTCACATCCCCATTTAGCAAATCCGAAATTAGCATGTATCCAATTACTAGAACCAAATAAGCTACTTACAGATTTGTATTTAAAAGCTCTTCCATACGTTGTAGCACTATGATGTAAATCACCTTTTACTACAGTAATATCGCCTCCTAAACTATGATATCTTATATATTCATCAAAGTATAACTCTGTTCTGTCATTAAGTACAAGGGGAAAATTCTTAAATTGGTCCATATTATCTTTACCATGTAAGAATATAACAGTTTTATCACCAATAATAAAGTGATCTATAGGCCTAACCGCTACATATGTACTAATACCTTCATGCTCTAGCATTATAGCTAATGCTGTAATAATACTATGTTCAAAATCTCCACCATGATTTGAATGACCAACAGATACAAAGAATATATCAGAATTTGGATTATTATCTTTTAAATTTGTAAAGAAACCACTCATTTGTCTTAATAAAACTTGTCCTTGTTCTTTATTAGACATATTTTGTGGAAGAATGTGAGTTGAATCAGGTCTTGAGGTTTGTGCATTATATCCATCAATTGCATCTCCTAAATTTAAAATAATTATATTTTTAAATGTACCATTATAACTATTTATTTTGTTTAGGATTATATTTAACCTTCTATGAACTTCTTCCTCATCATACTTATTATCATATACTCCTTCTTCAGACACATAAGCTCCAATATGCATATCACTTAAATACACTATAATAGTTTCATTAGAGCTATCTAATTTGATAGTATTAAACTTATCTTTATTTATGTCTTCGGAAATATATTTTGCAGATTCAAAATCTTCTTTAAGTTTTTGATGTTCTAATAAAAGTTCATTATATTTTTTCTTATATAAATCTCCTTTATCTTGTTCATACTTCTTAAGAAAATCTACCTCTTTCTGCTTTATATGTAATTCTAGTAACTCTTCGGTTGTTCTAGATTCTAGAACATGAGGAGGAAATGGTACTACAGACTTAGTGACATTAAAAGCACGTAGTATCTTTTTAAATTCAGATACTGTATATGGAAAATGTCTAGATATATTCCTCTGAGTAAGATTAGCTCCATCAGAAGAGTACTCTCTATATATTAGTTCCATTTCTTCGTTAGTAAGAAATCCTTCTAACGGTCTAGAATCTCTAACATATATCTTAAATCTATAGCCATTTATCTTTCCGTCTTCGTCTCTAACTGGTTCTCCTACAGACCTTTGGTCAAATGCTTCATCCTGTGAGGCATTATATTCAACTTCTCGTAAATCTTTCTTTTTTTTCATTATGTAATCTATAAGTTTAAATCTTAAATTAGACTAAAAAAGGTGAGGAATGTTTCCCCACCTTTGTAATTGTTTTTAGTACTCTTCTACGGCAAAAACAAATTTACCCATTTTAGCGGAAGCAGACGGAGTATATTCTCCATAAGCTGCGTACTTCTGCCCTTCGGTCACCTCTTTAACGATTTCAATTACGTAAGGTTTCCGATTTTCCTTAATAAGTTCCTTCATAAGATCTAAAGCTTGGTCTTTCTTAGTAGCCTTTCCCTCTACTTTACCAGTAGATATAACAGTTACTTCAGGAACATCTACATCTTCTCCATTTTCATCTTTTACCGTGCGGTATTTTACCTTAAATTCAGCTTCTTTTATTTGGTAAGTAGTAGTTGTTTTTCTCTTACCTTTAGTAGCCTCATTAATAATTTTATACGGTCGTTCTCGAGTATCTTCTGAAGCGGACTCCAGAACAATATAAGCCCCTGAATTTCTATTTTCTTTTAAATAGTTTTCAAGGAATTCCGCTAATTTTTTACCACCTTGTGGCTCACCTGCCTTTTTCCAGGAGAGTGTGGCATTTTTTAATTTCTCAAAAGGAATTACAAATCCTGTTTCTTCATAAGCTTTTTTCTTGCTGTATCCCTGCGATTCTGCAATTTTCATATTTACATATTACATTAAAAATTGTTAATTTACCATCTACTAGTATTTCCATCTAATTGTATTACAAAGTTACAACAATTAAAATTCTAAAATTGCCTCAACTTTGATAATTTTTATCTGTTTACTTGGTTAGTGTCTAAACATAGTATATGTATATAATAAATCTAAAAATAATTATTATAATAAACTCATATTATATTCCAAATCCTATTCTAGATTTATTATACTTTGCATTGGTATAATTTTTCTTATCTGTTGGATTTAATACTTGATTTACTGCTTTATCAATACTATAATCTAAAACATACACACATATAAATATTTCCTTTAAATCAGCTAACGAGCAATCCTTAGTTGCTTCAACTAAGGTACTTATATCTTCTTCTGGAACATTTTTATATCTAAAATATTCTTCTCTAGTTTTTTCAGATGGGTATCCTATTTCTATTTTTAAATCTAATCTACTTGGTCTTAAAAAAGTTTCAGGAATGTCCTCAGTATTGTTGCTAGTTCCTATAACTAAATGATGATTTAAATGAAACTGACCGTCTAAAAAATCCAATAAACCTGCTTCTACTTCTCTATATTGATCTATGTCTTCTAATATAGTTATTATAGGAGTGTCTTTTTGAATTTTTCTAAATCCGTACTGAATAAAGTCTATGTAATTAGATAAATTATTTATACCATATACTTTAAACACTACACCTCCATTTTTAATTAACTCTTTACTTATAATGTTTATGATAGTACTTTTACCAGTACCTGCGAAACCTGCCAATAAAATTCCTCTTTTATGTATTAGTTTCTTTTTTTCATATACATCTTTTTTATCCCAAAATGTTTGAATTTCATCTAATAAATTTTTAGTTATAGAATCACTAAAAACAAATAATTCATCTGTATCAACATTTATAGGTTTACAAGTAAATCCTTTGTCATTACTATAATCTATTTTATACATTCCAGGAGGCAGTTCCTTATATATAGTAATATCTGTAGATGGCATAAAGACATCCTTGTCTCTAACCCATATGGACGCTTTACTAACTATATCCTCATCCATATAATATTCCTCACTAAATTCTGTTATACTCTCCATAACTAAAAATTAAAATGGAGTCCATGTATTTAATAACTCCTTTATTTTATTTATAATTTGTTTTGAATCAGTTAATCCATATGAATTAAATTTACTAACACCATATGATAAATCATCTACTAACATAGATAAATTTTCTAAAGCATTATAGAAAGAAGTTCCTTCTTTTTCTTTAGTTATTTGTAATAATACATCTAGTGTAGTAAGTTTAGGATTTTTCTCTTTTAATTTATTAGCTGTTAAGGCTACTAATGATATAAGAATTAGTTTATCATCAAACTCATCAGATAATAAATTCCCAAATCCAAAACATCTTACATATAACTTAAATCTATCCTCATATGATAACTTATTAATCTCATTAGTTATCTCATCAACATTCATAGGCAACAAGTATTAATAAATTTTTAAACTCTTCTAAGCCTTTTTTAATCCATTTATCTGATATTTTAAATACTCCAGAATTATATTCTGGAATAGTTTCTATAGCTAGAATATTAGCTTTATATTTATATCCTTCTAAATTTAAACAGTTATTTAGTAAATATAAATACATTGCCAACTGTCTATAATATCTGTATTTCTCAAATGATCCAGGAATATAAATCCCATTAAATTCATTACCCATAAAAAAAGATAAAGGCTTGCCAGTAGATTTTACATCATTAAGAGTTATGATTTTTTGTTCATGGTCAATAGTAAAATTATCTAATTTACCTTTTACCTTTACTATTTTGTCTCCAGCCTGTATTTCTCCTAATATAGCATATTCATTATATACTTCAGGATCATTTATAATTCCTTTTGGGTACAATGTGCTCATAAATTCATTATTACTTATTATATTAGAAATACAAATATCAAATATACTAGCCATAGACTTAGATAAGAATATAGTAGATTTATCTAAACTTTCTTTTACTCTAAGTCTATTTAAATAGAATTCAATAGATTCTTTTATTGCAGTTTTTAATCTTTTACTTGTTAATTTATCCTTATAATAGTCAGATTTTTCAGAAGCTAATTTTATTGAGTCTTCTATACTATATCCTTCTTTTCTATACAGATAAACATTCTCTGCAAATACTCCTAATTTTCCAGATGGTTTTCTAATATCAGATATTTCATATTCATCTGGTTGTAAGAGCATACAATGGATACTAGAACCTAATTCTAATGAACTAGAATATTTTGACTCTAATCCTTTTTTAAACTTATCTATAGAACCATCTTCTTCAGGATTAATAAGGCTTAACCTACTATTACTTATATAATCAGAATATTTATCAGAAAAATATTCTTCGTCACTCATTCGTAGGAGTTGTAAACTACCCGGAACTACTTTTAAAGATATTTCATTATCTATTTTCACTATTACATACTACTAAACATATTTTATTCATTTATATCTTTTTATTAGGTATTTCAGTGTTTCCAAATATACTTAACTCTCCTGATAATACAGTATTACCAAAAATTCTAGAACATTCATATATAAATACATCATCAGATACTTTAGCTTTACCATATATTTTTGCTAGGTCAAATATTTTAGCATAACCTTCTATAACTGCTTCTTCAAAAACCATTGCATCTCCATATACTTCTGGACTTCCTGTTATAATAGCTTTATTAAATACCTTAGCACCACCATATACTATAGCATTGCCTGATATTTTAGCATTATCATATATTACTGCAAAACCAAATACTCTAGCATTTTCAAATACTTGAGAAAAGTTTTTTAATCTAGCATGATCAAATATCTGTGCATCATCATATACTTTACAATTATCTAGTATTTTAGCTTTGCCATATATTTTAGCACTGCCATATATTTCTGCATTATCATATATACTTACTCTATCTTTTACTATAGCATTGTCATATACTTTTGCATTTCCGAATATTTTAGCACTTCCTGATATTTTTGCATTTCCAAATACTTTGGCACTATCATATATGTTAGCTTCTTCTGATATGACAACATTATCCATTACTTTAGCTGAATCACGTATTTCACTATGATCTTTTATTATAACATTTCCAGATACTTCTGCATTATCGGTTACTATTGCTTGATCAAGTATAATAACATTATCTTTTACCACTGCATTTTTACATACAGTAGCATTATCAAATATTTGTGCATTGCCTTTTATAACAGCGTTATCAAGTATTCTTGCACTATCACGTATTACAGCATAATCTTCTATTCTGGCATATATAGCTACATAACCTGAAAGTACTACTGCATTTTCTCCTACAAAGGCACTATCAGCTACCTCAGCCTTTTTGTATACCCAACCTCCACCATTAGGATGTTGACTCCACTCAGATCTATTTTGTTTTCCATATCTGGCCTCTAATTCTTTAAATGTCATATTATTTATTATTAAAAAATCTATTATACTTCTCCTCAATTTCTTTATATCTTAAAGAATTTATTCTATAAGGAGTTAATATATTGATATTATGAGGTCTAGTTAATAATAATGCTGGTAGTCCAGATTCTATAGCTTTTATTACATTACTATAAGAGTCGTCTACCAGCACATCACACCTTCCCTTAATTAAAGTAGCTTTATTTCCTTTTTGATTGTATAATTGATATATAGGTTTTACAGGAAAGTTATTTTTTAATAACCAATTCTTAGTATATCTTTTACTATTTACCCTTTTAGTACAATATATATGAGGTTCAAAATCCATAGTTTCTAATACTGGTAAACTTTCCCAGAAATTTTTATTATTTCTGAGTTTATATACATTTCTGGTGATTTCATAATCTCCCTTTTTAGGTTTTCCATATAATCTATAATATGGATTCAAAAAATCCGCAATGCAGTCGTCAATATCACATGCTATCCTTAACATATTTATTTATTGAATATATTATTATATAACTCTTCTATTTTATTTTCTGACATAGATTTTGAATATACTGTTTTGTAAAAATAATCTATCTTATCTTCTGGTATAATTTCTTCTAAAGCAGTTGACAGTGCTTCATCAAAATTATTAAACACAGAATATAAATCAACATCATGTTCTATTGGAACCTCTTTTAGGAGCCTATTATTCTCCAATATATTATTTACTATAATGGAAAAATTATCTAAACTAATCATAGTTATATTTCAAATATATCATGATATAAGTCTTCTATATTATCTTCTTTCAAATAACCAGAATACACTATATCATAAAAGTAGTCAGACTTATCTTTAGGAATAATTTCATCTATAGCTGCTGAAAGAGCCATATCTAAATCTTTAACCACAGGATATAAATCTATACCATATTTTTTAGATAATTTCTTTGAGAGTTTGTTACTCCTTAATATACCAGATACTAGTATGTTAAAATTTTCTAAGCTTATCATAACTCATTATTCATTAAATATGTAATTATATGCTTCCTCTATTTCACTATCAGTCAAATCATCATATGCTACCATATCGATGAGATAGTCTATTTTTTCTTTTGGAATAAGTTCATTAAGAACTATATCCAAAGCAATTTCCAAATTTTCTGTTAATGGATAAATATCTATACCATATTTATCATACAGAAATTGTTTAGTATCATCATTACTTGCTATAGCACGCACTAAACGATTAAAATCATCTAAATTCATCATATTCTGTTATTCATTAAATATATAATCATATGTTTCTTTTATATCATCGTCAGTTAAATCAGTATATATTATCATATCCATGAAATAATCTAATATATCTAATTTATCTGGAAGAACCTCTCTTAAAGTTATATCTAAAGCATTTTCTAAATTCTTAGTTAAAGGATAGATATCAATATCATATCTTTCTGATAGAAAGTCCTTAGTATTAATACTCTCTCTTATATAATGCGCTAATTTAGCAAAATTATCTAAACTTATCATATTTTATTTCATCTTTTAGCTGAATAAACAGCTTGTTTTTTATAATCTATTATTGAATAATTATCCCTTAAATAATCTGAACCTAATATTCCTACTATATTAAAACCTTGTGTCTCTAAGTCTTTAATAATAGGACTTAAATCTGAAGTAGAAAAAAGGATACGTCTGCCATCTATGATTGTAGATACCAAAATAGTTTTTAAATTTGAGGTACCTGATATACCTGTTATAATAGTACTAGTTTCTTCACCTTCTTTACGAAATAAATCAGAGTTATTGAAATACCAAGTACTATCTATAACAGATAAATTAGCTCCAGAATCTACTATAAATAAAACTTTTTTATTTCCTATATCTTTCTCTATAATAGGAATTTTTACTTTATTATTTTTGTTGTTTTTAAAATATTCTACATTATATCCACTACAAGATATAAATAAGAGTAAAGACAGTATAATAATAATTTGTTTAGTCATATTTAAGTTTTAATAGTTTATAGAATAACTCTTTTGGTATTATAACATATTCTCCTACACTAACACTGTTTACTTCTCTTTTTTCTTGTGCATTTCAGAATATAGCCAGTGGTTTATCTTTTTTTCCTACTTCAGCATTAAGTTTTTTAACACTAGGATTAGATTGAGTATTTTTACATTGTACATAGAAATCTAACACATTATTGGGATCTGCTATATCTATTTTAGCATCATCTAACCTCTTACTTTCAGATCTAGATGTACATAGTTCAGAATCTCTGGTTATTTCCTTTAATTCATTTACAATCTTTCTTTCATAAGAACTTCCTTTTCTCTTATTTTTGCTGCCATTTACTTTTTTCTTGGGTTTTTCCTCTAATTCGTTATTTTCCATTGAATATATAAAAATATTTTGTATTATGAATAGTTTTATCTTGTAGTATTAATTCCATATCTTTGATTATTTCATACCTTTGAACATAGTTTGATTTTTTCCATAAATCACTAATATCTTTGGCATATTTTCTTTTTATAAATATACATCTCGTATTATAGAGTTTTTTATATTTTTGAGCACCTTTTACTCCAGCTAAATCATTATCATATAAACATATTATATTATTAAAACTATTTTGTAATTTTTCAAATCTAGCTTTATTTATTACAATAGTTTCAGATATAGGGGCAACTGAATTTATCCCTATACTGTATAATGTCATGACATCTTTTAATGATTTAGTTATTATAAGATTTTCTCCAGAAACTGGAAGTTGTCTTATTCCTTGTAACATGGAAGAGCTCCAATTACTTAAAAATCTATATTTAGTTTTTGTTGGAAAATATAATCTCCAGAACTCGTCTCCATTTTTACTTTTACCTCCATAATATCCATATATAGAAGTTTTTTCTGATGAGCCTGTAAAATAATTTCCATTTAAAAATACAGACTTTACGGAATAAACTCTAAATTTTTTTAATATATCATAAGATATACCAAATTCTTTCCACCAATTTAACTCCTTTTCAGAAAAATCTTTTGCTTCTATTTGTATATTAGCATGTTTAGTTTCTTCTAAAACATTACCAGAGTATTGTATCTTAGGTGGATTAGTATCTAGTTTAGTATATGGTATTAATCCAAAATCATTAGCTATTATTCTTAAAGATTGATAATAACTACAATGGAATATATTCATAACTACAGTTGCAGCATCTCCAGAAATTCCTGCAAAATCCTTAAATATAAGAATCCCATTTTTATTTTTATAGAAAGCACAGGTTGGCCTAGTGTCTTTTCTTAAAAAAGATGGGCATATAAAGAGTCCCTTTTTTACAGGGACTCCTAAATAATGCTCCATCAATCTTTCTTGTCCTATCGTATTATATAGGAATTCTTTAGTAATCTTTGGAGCTCCTTCATACTTAAACTCCATTAATTATTCAATTATAGTCCAGAAACATCAAAATCTAAATCTAAGTTACCTACTTCTGGAAAATCCATTTCGTCATCTACTTTAGTAGGAGTAGCTTTAGCTTCATTGTTCATATTTGATTTTTCATAAGCAGTAAATGCTAAGTTACTTCCTATAAAATTATTTCTAACGTATGCTCTTCCTTCTTGATTTATTCCAGTAAAATATTTAGGAAATATTACTTTACCTTCTTGATCTTTTACTAATTTTATTTTAACTGTAGCACCTATACCTTTATTAAGAATGGCGACTACATTATTTCTAAATTGTTCCCAGTCTTTACCACCTAGAGTTACCTCCCCTTTATCTATTTTCTTTCCCACTTCTGGGAGAACTGCATCAATTAAATGCTTAAGTAATAGCATCATATTTTCTTTATTTGAAGCAGAAGGTATTTTTTGCTCTTTACCGTCTCTTACTACAGTATTCTCCCTTCTTTTGGAGTCCTCTGGTCTAGGTTCAAATATAGTATGCTCAAACTGACCTTTGTCATTTGAGAATTTTATTCTTAGTACTCTAAAAGTTTTATCAGGTTCTTTTCTACCTTGCATGTCTTCAGAAACTATTCCATCGAATCTTACTTCATGTATTTCGTTTCCTGGTAATTGAGGTTTAAATGTAGATTGTGATGCATTTGCAGTAATGTTAAAATTAAATCCGTCCATTGTCATTTTCTTATTATAACTTAAATTCTAATTCATCTATCTCATAAGTTTCATCATCATCTACAAGTAATTGTGTATCAACCTCATCTGATAATTCCATAGCCTCTTCTACTGTTTCAGCCACTTTAGAATTAGATACTAGTTTCCACACTCCATCTCTATATTTTTGTATAGTAAATTCATCTCCAAATTCACCTAATACTGTATTTTGGTTTCCTCTAAAGGAAACAGTTTTAGATTTGGTAAGTTTATTACCAGCTCCTATTGTATCAAAAGACACATCAGTTCCTATTACAGGAAATAATTTACCTTTATCTTTCTCATATTCAACAACTACTCTAGATTCAGAAGTTAATCCCATTTCATCTATAGCTTTATTGTTAAATATTAATTTTCCATCCTCTCTTATAATAAGAGGAGTATTTTCCAATTCTTCTATTACTTCTTTCTTCTTTTTAGTAGTAGTTTTTTTCTTTACTTCACCTTCTACATGAGCTTTTACGTTAGTAACTTCTCCGGTATCAGTGTCTACATCAAAACTTATAGTTATTGCCTTAACCATTGTTATATTCGTCTATTTTTTCTAAAACATATTTTAGATCGTTATCTATATATAAATCTTCAAAACATCCCATAGGAGTTTTTGCTGTGGTTGTGCCATCAGACTTAGTGATAAATTTATATTCTATTTTCTTACCATTAGCATCTTCAGTTCTTATTACTTCTGTGAATAGTACATATGTGAATAACCCTTCTATAGTTATAAAAGTGTCCAACATTTTTCCAACAGTCTTAATTTTATAACTAGGATTGGTAGAATCGCCTATATTTTCACTATGAGTAATTACACAGACTTTTAAATCGTCTCTCATATTCATAATTTCTTTTAAAACTGAATAAAAATTAGCTGAAATTTGAGAGAACTTATCATACCCTTTTTCATTGGCTCTATCCATCATTTCAAATCCCATAAGATATTGTGCATCTTCTAAAACTACAACCTTTATATCTGGTCTAGTTTTATCTATAATTTTTAAAGCTTGTGCAATTTTCTTTACATCAGAAGTATTATATAAATTACCCACAAACTTTTTTGTTTCTGGGTCTTGCTTAAAAAGAGTATAATTTTTCTTAAAACCTGGAAAAGGCAAGCTTTTTCCAGTAACATTAATAATAAAAGTTGATTTTGGATCTAGATTTCTTAATGAAGTGCTCTTTCCAGATCCCGAAGCACCTACAATAGCTATTGATTCAGCCATTATCTATAATTTAAAAACATTCCTATCATCGTTATCTATTGTAGTTGATTTATCTGCTCCAGTTAATAATAAATATTCTGAATAATCAGTAATTTCTTCAGGCTTTGGTAATTCTCTAAACATTCCTATTTCACCATGAAATACTACTCCTTTATTAACATCAGACTTCCCAAACCTGTTTTTAAGTACCATAACCAGCCTAAACCTATCTTTAAGGACATTTTGTATAGGATATCCTTCAACTCTTGGTATTTTCTCTCTATATGGATAATATAAAGCTAATACAACTTCAGAGCCATCAGTAGTTCCTGAAGTATCTTTAAAATCATCGAGTTGAGTAAGCTCGTATCCATTAAGCTTCCTGTCCATAGACTTTTGTCCTCTATTTAACTGCTGAATAAATACACCAGTTAATCCACATTTATTTCTAAAATATATAAAATAATCTACGACAGTATCTATTCTTTCTTTTTTAGTTCCTGGCCCTGAAATCAACCCCATATGATCGATTATAGCTACTTTATATTCTTCTATATCATTTTCTACATAATCTTCTTTATGTTCATTGATAGGAATAAAAGTACCAAATCTTTTTAGCCAATCTTTTAATGTGCCATATATATAATTAGGAGATAAGGGTCTATCATATATAGTAAGGGTATTTTCCAGTTTATTTAAAAATGGAACACATTTATTTACTATTTTGAGTTTATCATCACTAATAGGTTTAGTTAATGATAATATTTCTTCAAAAGTGATAACTACATGATACTCATCATATATATATCTAGATAATAATTTTGCATATAATACTTCAGAAGCCATTTCAAAAGAGTAATATAAAATATTAACTTTTCTACTTCCAGCATTTTTAATAAGATTATATACAAATATATCTAATCCAAAACTTGTCTTTCCTCCAGAAGTATCGGCTCCTATTGTATATATATATCTTCTCTGAATACCATAAAGAACTTTATCTATAGCAGGTAATCCCATAGAAATACCTATATTCTTTCCAGACCTACCATCTTCTATTTGTTTTAGTAAGCTTTCTACTACCATACTATAATAACTCACTATTTTTGTATCCAGCTACTTCTCCAGAATCTCTAATATATTCTATCTCTAAATATTTTTGACTAGCTAGAAATTCAATAATAGAATAATGGATTAAACCGTTTTCTATAGCATATTTTAAATCTTCCATAATTCTTTCATGAGTTATGGATGACGTTTTTATGTGTTTATTATAATATAAACAAAAATCATCTATACTAAATAAACCTGCTTTAGTTATATTCTTAATAGAGGCCATTTTTCCATTTATATATATAAATGGTGGATAAGTACCAAAGAATTCTTTACCTGCTTGATGAGATTCTTTTATATACTTTTTTACAAAGTTTTTATTAATTGGTATGTCTGTGTATTTTAGTACTTCTCCTTCTTTAGGAAGTTTAAAAGAAGCTAATATAATACCCTTTTCTTGTAATGTCCTTAATACAGTTCTGAAAACTTCTTTTCCATTAACTGTATTACTCAAATAGTTATTTATTAACTGTAATTCTCCATCTTGTGCTAAAAATAGCAATCTTAATATAAATAGTTCAGATGGAGTAAGTCCACTATCTATATAAATTTGAATTTCCTCTCTAAAGGATAAGTCTGAATTCATATTAAATATTTATTCAGATTACCTTTGTTTAAGAATTACGCTGGTAATCTGTATTCTACTACAAATTCATCTTCCAGCAACCTTAGTCTATTTTCCAGAGAAGCTGTTTCCTCTGGAGTCATTTCCACTCTACTTAATAATATATTTCTACACATTAAGTATTCTAACATTCGCTCTACTGTCATGGTTTAGTATGTCTATCTATTTTAGTTCCTAAAAAGTTCATCTACCTCTTTTCCAGTTTCTATTTTATCTGATCTAAAATCAGAATTATTTAATACTAAATCAAGTTCTTCCTCAGTTATTTCTATATAATCAGAAAACTGACTACTGTTTTCAAACCATCTTTCTTCAATAGTATCTTTAATTACTAAAGTAAATACTTCAGCTATTTTGTCCTCTTCCTTTCTTATAACTCTACCTATTCTTTGAGTTTTTTCTGTAGGAGAAGAAGAATTAGTAAGAATAACAGCTAAATTTAATCCTGGAATATCTATTCCCTCATTTAAGACTTTACTAGTATTTATTATACCACAAGACAATTTAGAGAATTTCTCTATAATTGCTCTATTTTCTTTTTTAGTCTTTTTGGAATTTACTATATAACCAGAACCTATTTTTTCTGACTGAGATATAGTTCCAGAAAAAGTTATTGCTTTAGAAAAAGGTCTTGAAGCAAGAATTTTTCTTGTTATAGCAATTTTAGATGGATGATTCATTACAAAATCTTTTCTTTTCTTAAGAGCCCTATTCCAAGTAAATACTATAGCATCCATATCTTTTGGTGACATTCCTAAAGATTTGCCATATTGTCTTCTATATAATATATTAGTAAGACATTTCATAGCTAGTTTAAAATCATAATTAAATATACTAAAAGTTTCTTGAAAATCAGAAGAAGCTTGTTGATATACAGGATAGTCATCTACTTCTATAAGAACTTTATATTCCCTATAATTAGATAACCACCCATTTTCTAAAGCCTCTTGAATTGATATTGTGTCCACAATAGGACAATACTTTTGTATTATTTTTTGTTTTCCATCTAGCCTATGAAATGTTGCAGACAATCCTAAGATAAGTTTTGGATGTTTTATTTTAAAAATATTTACAAATGTATCAGAGAAATATCTATGTATTTCATCTAATATTAACAAATCTACATATTCTTCTTTCCTAATAGCTGAATTTATTATTTCTACTGAAGCATTTAAATTGTATTTATTAAGTTCTGATATCCATTGTAGTTTTAATGGTTCTGTAGGAACTATTATCTTAACAACTTTATTTGGATTTTTGGACAGAAAAGATTTAATAGCAATTAATGCTATCATAGTTTTACCCACCCCTGTAGCAGCAACTACTACACCTCTACCACCAGCCTTAATCCATTTTGAAACTGATAAATTCTGTCTCTCAGTTCTATTCATTACATATTCTAATTTTAATTGGACTGTAAAGTTACAAAAAATATCTACCTAAAAAATGAAAATATTGATATTTTTGAACTAACAATCTTAATGAACCCAGTGATCTCCTATTAATGCTTCAGCATGTAAAGGTAATATCTTACAGAAAGGCTTTCCAGCTTCTTCCATGCAACTTACTAAAACATCTTTAACTTCTTCAGCTATCTCTTTAGGAGCTTCAACTAGTATCTCATCATGAACAAAATTTACTATTTTTACTTTCATAAACCAATCTCTTTTAAGAATCTCTCTCATAAATAGTATTCCTGCATACTTAGTTATATCTGCTGAAGAGCCTTGAATCATTTAAGATTTTTTAATGTAGTTTAAAATGTTTCTAGAGAATGCTTCTAGTTGTTCTGGTGTAGCTGAGTTCTTCATTGAGTTAGCTAACATAGAAATTACTCTTACATTTCCTTTAACATATCCCTTAGAGTTATCTATTCTATCTAAAGAATATGTCATAGAATAATCAGAACTATCACCTTTTACAAACTCTGTTTCTAAAATAGGACAGTGTGTAGGTAATATAATATCTTCTTCTGTAAGATCAAACTCTAAATTCTTCTTAGCAGCTCTTTTCTTAGCCTCATAAAGCATGTGTGCAATTATACCTTTTTCACTATGATAATATTTTTTGTTTATTTCATTTAGATAATCTCTATAATCAGGGTCTTCTTGAGATTTTTCTAACTTATTTTTATTAGATTTCTCAATATATTCTTTTCTGTTAGGATGCTCTAAGACAATTTGTCTTTCACATTCTTTACATCTTGAATATATTCTATTAGTACCGTCTTTATTAGTTGCCCCTAATACATAAAAATCATCTATAGGTAATACTCTTTTACACTTAGTACAGAGTTTATATTCTTCGGGTACTTCTACTTTTTCTCTAGGAATATACTCTCTACCAGCTTTCTCAGCCCTTCTCCTGCTGTCTTCTCTATTTTTACATTTTTTACATTTTGAACCAGAATTCTTATAAAATTCTACCTCTGGTTCACTCAAATTACAAATTTTACATGTTTTTACTTTTTCCATTTTCTTTGTATTTAAAATTATTAATAATACAAAGATATAAAATTATCAACACATAAAATGTATAATTTTTAAAAAATCTTGCTACATCTTTAGATGTAGATTGGACTATATTATCAACCAATTTATTGGTTGTCGGGCGCTTTTTGAGAGGTTATTGTTTATCTACTCACCCTCTAGTCTCTGAACCTTCTAGTTACATTAAGATATTCACTAGCTTGGCTGCTGATTGCCTTATATTTAATAATACTTAGGTTTCCAGCAATTCACCCAATTTTCGATATACATTACTGTATAAAGTCCCATTCAATTATAGGATAGTTTTGAGATAGGCGTTGTATCTCATTTTTAGCTCTATTATATTTAGATATAACATCTCTTGGGTTGTCTTCTTCATAAAGTAGATTCTTTTCTACTATATCTTTATATCTGTAATAATCATTGGTTTCTTTATTAAAGAAATATTTTCTTTTAGTTACATGATTATACTCTATATATCCAGAATAAGCTGATTTTCTAAACATTAGATCAAAATAATCTTTGAGTTTAGGGAAGGCTTCAAAATATGAATTATATACAAAATCTCCTTCTGCTTTGCTTATGTTACAATTTTTAGCTATAGTACTACCATTTCCTCCATAATTTCAGTTATGTTATCGTAAGTCTCTTTATACTTACTTCTATATATTACTATATAGCTCAGACTATATCTTCACCATAGATTTCTCCTTAGGTGTCGGGTACTCGTGTCAATATTATTGGATTAGCTCCTCAATTGTTAGTCGTTGAACCTCCTATCTTACTTTTATGCTATTCAGATAGTTCGGCTGCGGATTGTCCATTAATTTCCCCGCAATTCTCCCGATTATTTATCTCTAAGTTTCCAAAGAGAGCGACAAAGTTATTTAATTTTCGTGATAAACACCAAACTTTTTCAGAATAAATTCAATTATAAAATTTTTTAGACTCTTCTTTTCTCTCAATACTAATGTCAAAAGCACTGCTTTTTTCTCTAAGTATATAGTAGATACCCTTATTATCTAATATTTTACATATTTTATTGATAAAGGTTTTACTACCACTTGTTATTTTAGTTTCATATCTAATTCTAGTTTCAGAACTATTCATTATAGAACCGTCTCCATCAAAATATCCTAATATAAAATTTGTTGTAAATTCTAAATTAGGATCTAGAATTAAAGATTTATTAGGAAGTATGTTTAGAACATTTATAAAGTATTCACATAATTTTTTAGAATTTATGTATGCTTCAATGATACCTGTAGGTCTTCTATGAATACATACCATATTTCCAAAATACTCTTTAAATCTGTTGATAGGTTCTTCTTCCTTACTAAACAAAGATACTTTATATATTCTTTTAACAATATCGTATTGAATATTTCCATCTGCACATATATATCCTAGCCAATATTGTGTTTCAGGATTATTTAAGTCATAAAATTTATCTAAATTTTTATAATTCTTTCTATTTATGCCATTAGCATCTACTAATTTATAAATTGTATCAGAACTAGTCTGGTATTTACTTTTAATGTCTTTTAAAGACATTCCAGAAGAATAATCTTCTAATAGTTCATTTATTTTATTTTTATCCATATTTATGTATTTTAATTACACACAAATATAATAAAAAGTTTTGTCATAAATTAGTAGTTAATGGCAAATTTTTTATTTTTAAGTTCAGTTACACCTAAATTAAATAAAATGGTTTGTTCATCGCAAATCCAGCAGATTTAGCAATTCTTCTTTTCTCTGAGTATTCTTCTTTAACGTATGAAAGTTTTTCAGGAGTTAATTCTTCTACAGTGCATTTCCTAATGTCTTTATACATTAAAAAAGCTACATAGCTGTGCATATCTTGAAAACCTCTATGATAAAATTCTAAAAGATTAGGTTCTTTAGAGAAGTTAGCTAAGACTATTTGTTCTTGGCTTGCATAGTCTGCATCAATTAGTAAATTTCCTGGTTCACTTATAAAACAAGACCTAGTATCTTCTCCTCGAGGTAGGTTTTGAATATTGGGAAGGTTTTCATACTTATTTCCAGATGACATACGCCCTGTGTTAAGTATTTGGGTAAAAGAAGTATGTATTCTGCCAGTAATAGGATTTATATAGTTTTTCCAGTTATATCCATAAGTACTAACTTCTTTTTGCATTTCTTTATATTTAAGATATGGCTTTATAATAGGAAATTGATCTTGTTGAGGTTCTAAAACTTTAGAATCTATAGATTCTTTCTTTTCTCCTTTAATTACTATTTCAGTATTAACACCATACTCTTTAAGAAGTTTAGTAACTTGTTTTGGAGAATCCCAATTGATAATACATTCCTGCTTTCCTGTGAACATATCTACCATTCCAGAAAAGTATTCATATTTTTTATCGTTATAAATATAATCTTCTAATTCTTTTTTATATTTCTCAGCAGTCTCTATATTTTTTAATACTTTTATCTTCCATTTTTCATAATCTAACTTTATACCGCAATATTCAGTATAAGCTAAGACTACCACAAACGTATTATCTAAATCTACTGCACCTTTAAGATTGTATTTATTAACTTCTATTAATTGTTTCTCTCTTATTTCTGGAAGATACTTTACATCATTAGCTCCATATTCTATTACAGCACTAGATAAACCATTACTTATAATTTCCCCTCTAACAGATTTATCTAATTCTACATTACAATATTTCTTTGCCAAACTCTTTAAATCCCTACCTTCATATTCTAATCCATTAGTAAGAATTATTTCACAGAGCATAGTATCAAATACTCTTTTAAGTATTACCCCTTGTTTAAATAAGAATTTTAAATCAAATTTAGCATTCTGTAATATAAAAGTATTTGGATAGTTATTTAAAAAATTAACTAACTTCTTAGGTATTATACCACCAAAGCTAGCTATATCAAATACCACTTGAAATTCTTTATTACCAATCTGAAGTAACAATAGAGCCTTTGTATAGGGATCTAACCCTTCAGTTTCAGAATCTAATCCTAGAATGTCACACTCACTGAGTAATTGTATAGCCCTATCTAAAGATATAGTTTTAAATTTACTATCAAATAAACTAGCTTCATTAGATACTAAATATATTATAGATTGATCTTTGTCTATTTTTTCCACACTGTATGTTATAAGACTTAAAATAGTTGATAAATAATAGGCATACGGTGTAAAAGGATTATAATTGTAAGTTTTATAGATTTCTTCTTTTAAGTTTTTATATTCTTTAATATCATCTAAAAGCTTTATAGCCCTAGATTGAGCTATATCTATTGCATCTAGATAATGATTACAGTATATAATTTCAATTATTTTATCTTTATTTTCTAAACCATATTCTATTAAATATTTATCCATTTTTGTATAAAATATTTTGACTATCTAAAGTTGAGTAAAGTTCTATTGTTGGTTCACCTTCTTTTGGAGGTACATCTTCCATTGTACTAGGTCTGAGAACTATATTAGTAGACTCAACTTTAATATTATTTGCAACAATTTCAATTGCTTTTTTATCAGCTTCTTCTTTACTTTCTGCAAATACAAAAAAAGTTGTTTCTTTAATAATCATTACCTTTTTCTTTATACAATATTCATACCTATTTCTTAGTATTTGTTTCAGATTATCGAAATCTTCTTTACTAATTATACTTTTAACTTCTTCTGGTAATTCATAGTAGGAACTAATGTTACTAATTACTTTTTTAATATACTTTAAAGAACTAGTAAATTTCTTTTCATTTATATTATTCATAGTTATTATATATCATATCTCCATCATCCTCAAATACTTCTAGTGTAGCTCCACCTACTGCATTAGTAGAGAGTAATTCCATACTATCATATAAAAATTCAGAATCAGTTATTTCTACACCATCAAAATCTAAACTATATGGATCTGACTTTATTTTATCTACAGCTTCTTCAATAGAATCAGCTTCTACAGTAAAATATGTTCTATGCCAAATTGATACTCTCTCGTCTTTAAAAAAGTAATATTTATCCATATTAAAGTTTTATATTTTTGTATTTTGCTACTTTTTCTATTTGATCTATTTTATCTTCCCAGAAGTCTATATGTTTCCTAACATTTTCTTCTAGAATAAATAAAATTTTATTTCTTAAAGTTTCTAGTTGTACAGTAGTTAAGTCCCTGTATTTTTTATTGGGTCTTAATGTAAGCATAGCTCTTAATTCTGTATAACTTAAACCTTTGGAATTTAGGGATAGTTTTTCAACCTCCTTTATATTTAGACGTTCCCTAATTACATCTAACTTATTTATAGGTTTATTGTCCTTATCTAATTCTGTAAGGTCAATAGCTTCAGCAGGAGTTAACCAAACCCCCTGTTTTAAAATAAAAGTTCTTGTTATATGCTTTTTAGAAAAAGCTCCTAATCTATCCAGACAGCCATCTAACACTAAGTCTAGTGGTATGTTTTTAAATTCATCTGGTAAGTTTTGAAAAGCTATATCTAAAGTTGGTTTAATACTAGCAAGAGCTTCTTTATTATTTAACATAAATTCATTAATAGAGTTTATGAGACTTATTCTACTAATGCCTTTTGTTCTTTCGGCATATCGTAAGAATAGTTCTGCTCCACATCTATTTCTTTGATCATATATACTTTCAAGTACTAGATATCTTCCACTTTTATCAGGATCTCTATTATATAACATAGTTTTACATTGATTATAAGCTAGTCTTAGCTCATCCTCAGTCATGTCAACCATCTTACACTCTTTCTGTTTATACTCTCCTTTATCAGTTAACTCTTTTTCCCATTTCCAAGTAAAAGAATTTATATCTTGATTTATACTTTTTTCTATCATATTATAATACTATCGTTGTCTGTTACATCTGATTCCTTTATGAAGTTGATAAAGTAGATATTAGAGTATTGATATTTAACAGTTTCATCGATTGAAGGATTATAATATGTTTCTCCAGCTTTAACTATCTGATAATTTAGAAATCCTTTTTCTCCTATATGCACATCAGGAACATTCCAATTAGGAAGTCTGGTACACATAATATATTCAGAGTCTTCTACCTTTTTAAATACGTAGATAGTATATGATCCTTCCCTTACTGCTACTAATTCTACTCTTTCTACTTTTTCTACCATAGATCATTGTAGTCTATACCATCTTCATAAAATTGTTTATCTATTAAGTAATTTTCATCTCGTATATATACGTTTGGGTGTTCTTCTGTGTATTTTTCCAAATATTCTTTAGTAGGATCTTTAAGAACTTCTACTAATTCGTCAGTTTCTTTATTTAGAACCAAAAAAATCATTATTTATCAAGTAAATGTAGAACACGTTCTGCTTTAATATATAAATCTGCATCTTCTTCCATTATAACTAATGCCATCCTACTAGTATTTTCTTCTTCTATTTGTTCTGGAACAAGATGTTGTTGTAACCATACTACTGTCATATAATCCTTTTCCATCTGAGCTTCTTCATAAATTTTATAAATCCCATCAGTAGTTTCAATTTCTCTATCCACAGTTAACTGAAAAGGTTCTACATAGTTTTTTACTACATAATTATTAGCTTCTATGGCTGGATATTGAAATACTATATCAGCATCAGTTAAGTATTTATATATCCAATCTTGGTGTTTGAATTCTTCATCAGCCCTCTTACTATAGTATTCTGCTAAATCAACTACACCTTCCACATCAAAATAGTTTGCAAAAGTTTTATACAGATTATAATTTTTTAGTTCGTGAGCTAGTTGTTTTACTAGCATTGTGCTTAATTTTTCGCTTATTAAAGTTTGCTTGCGACTCATAATTATTATCAATTAAATATTCCAGAGGTGCTTGATATAAATCACAACATATCTCTGTGTACTTGTTTATAAAAAATGATCTAATTGTATGTTTTATTGGAATCTTTGATTCATATAAAGTTGTTTTAACTAATGAAAAATAATTTTTAAAATAATTATATACACTTACTTCATATATAAATGAGTTTCCTGCATATACAACTTCATCATCTTTTATATAAATCAATTTAGAATTCTCCAATTAAAATCTCATCTATTATGTTTAACTTTTTAGCATCTATTGGTGTATAATATACATCTCTATCTAAAATATCTTCTGGGTCAGAAATATTTGTTTTTTTCCTAATAATACCATAGAGTATGTTTTTTGTTCTCTCTATTTCCTTATAAGTAGTTTCTACTTCTCTAAATGTACCTATTGTACCTCCAGAAGGTTCATGTAACATTATTGTTGCATTTTCTGTGGCATATCTAGTCTTACCACAAATTAAAATTATAGCTGCCATACTCATAGCTTTTCCTATACAAACTGTTTTTACAGGACTTTTAATTAAATTCATAGCATCTATAATACCTAACCCATCATATATATAACCTCCATAAGAGTTTATATAAATAGATATTTCATTATTATTAAGAGAATCTAAATATAGTAGTTGAGATATAACTCCATTAGCCAATTCATCGTCTATAGGGCCATCTATATATACAATTCTATTTTGGGCTAATTTGGAAAATACATCCATAACTGCTATATTCTTAGTCCTCTCTTCTACGATTGTTCTTATCATACTTTCTTTATTTTTTTATAATTACTTGCAACAGAAGCTAAAGAATCACAAAGAGAATTATATTTATCTCCATTATGTCCTTTAACATGTTGCCATACCACTCTAACACGATTACACATACTACTTAATACTGGCCATAAATCATTATTAACATTTCTTTTCCAACCATATTTAATAGTACCAATTACATACATGGAATCAGTTTGAATCACCACTTCTTTTATATTATTATCAATACAATATTCAAGAGCTTTGATACAAGCTGTTATTTCCATGCGATTATTTGTTGTGTCGTCTTCTGAGTTAAAATCAAAATAAATCTTTTTATCATCTTTGATTACTACAAAAGCCCATCCTCCAGTTTTATTAGAACTTTTACAAGCTCCATCAGTATAAATTATATACATTATAAAATTATTATTGTTTTAATAGTGTTATCGGAATTTACTACAGATATCAGTTTACCATTAGAAAAATTAGCTTTAAATTCATACATTGTTTCATTTATATATCCATAAAATAATACATACCCATCATAGTCATAATTAGAATAGTAGGTAGTACCCTCACTATTAATAACATATTCTATTAATTGCGCAGTATCATCTACTATATAAGTATCTAAATTCTCTCCTAAATCTCTTGTTTGAAAACTAATAACATCTGGAAGTGTTTTTATAAAGTTGTTAGGTAATGGTAGAAATTCTTTTGGAACTTCTATTGTATCAAACATTGACATGGCTAAATATTTAATTTTTCTCTATTACTAAGTAGTTCCATAATCTCATCAAGGCTAATAGGTCTTTTGAATTTTCCCCAATCTACATCAATACGTTTATTAAACATACTAGTATCAGAATAATCTAAAGAACCATGTACGTGACCATGTATCATATAAGACCCTTTAAAAGAATCTTTCCAAGCTTCTAACGGATAATGATCCAGTACAAATAATTTACCTTTATAATATACTTCTTCTCTAGTACTAACACTTTTAAATAAATCTCTTACATTAAAAGTATAAGTATTTCCAGGAACTAGAGTTTTACCTAAAAACTCATAACCTAACAATCCATTGGGAATTGTTTTAGTAAAAGATACATTCTTCTTTATATATTTATCATGATTACCTAAGATACAATGTATATTTTCACATCTTATTTTTTTCATTAGCTCTAATAAACAATCTACATTCCCAAAAGCTATATCTCCTAAGATATATAAAGTATCTTGTTTTCCTACTGTATTATTTATAGATTCTACTATTGCTTCATCCATTTCTTCTACAGTATCAAAATCTCTAGTAGCATTTACATTATCCCAACAAGAAACACCTTTTACAATATTTTTATGTTTATAATGTAAATCAGCTGTTACAAAAATCTTATTCATTTAATACTCAAATAATAATGGTTTATAAGCTACTTGATAACTTTCATCTAATATACTAGCACAAGCTATTTTACCAAGCTTAAATTTTTCAAAATAATGAGAAGATGAGTGTAAGTGTCCATGAATTAAATATTTGTAATCTACACAATTTAATCTTTCTCTTAGAGCTTTATTTCCTAAATGTTCATCATTTCCAAATTTCTTTTGAAGACACATATCACTTATCCCATAAGGAGCATCATGTGATAATATAATGTCAACTTTATCTGGACAAACAGAGAATAATTCTGGAAGATGTTCATCTCCTGGCATAAAAGCCCAGTAACCAAATTCATGACAATATGGAGTACCATATATAGATAAACTAGGAAATCCTTCTATGTTTATTACTTTAGTTTCATTTTCTAAATAATGAAACCAATTTCCATAATTTTTAAATATACTTTTTACTTCATCTGGATGGGATTGAAAAACAAAATCATGGTTTCCAGCTACTAAAACTATTTCATAAGTTTCTATATTTTTACACCACTGTTTGAATTCATTGTCTAGCCATTTGAATACCAAATCTGGATTATTTTCTTTTGCTGGCGGAGTAATATCTCCAGCTATTAAAGTAAGATCAGAATCTGGTAATTCTATTAACTTACCGTGTAAATCAGATATTGCACATATTTTCATAGTTTTATTATATTTTTTAGTAACTGAAGTTCTAATCTACTTAACATTATTTATAAAATTTTTAGTTTCTTCTATTGTTTCTTTTTTATTAAAGCTACCACAAACTATAACTTTTTCATCGCTTAATCTATAACTAAAATAATATCCTGGCATTCTTAATAAAATGCCGTAATTATACTTAGACTTAGTAGATTTTTCTATAGTTTCCTTAATTTCCATTAACTTAGATAAAGTAGTAGATTTGTATGGATGCTCTACTGATATTATTCCTAATTTAGGATCTATTTCTACCTTATACTTTTCTAATTCCATATATTTGGCTATATAATTGTTTTATTGGTTTATAAACTATGTTAGATATATAGTTTAGTTTTTGTTTATATTCCTTGTATTCATTATAATAAGTAATAAGTTCCTTATCTTTAGAAATAGATATGATTCTTCTTAAAACTGATTCAAAATTAGAAAAATATCCAAGTAGTTTATGCTCTACTTTATCTTTCTTTAAATATTTGTAATAGAGTGTGAATGTTCCATCACACTCTATTACGAAATCTTTATAAACTAACTTCATTCTCCAAAACGTTCTTCAATAAATTGTTTCTGTTCTTCAAGTAATTTCATTAAATCTTTATTAATAATCTTTCTTAAAGAATCAGCAAGGCGAGATTCATCTGTTTCAGACATATCTTTCTTCTTAGCAATATTAACTTGCCTTAAATAAGATTTTACTGCATTCTCAATATACTCTGGTTTGATAATTACATCATCTTCATATAGTACATGAGATTTAACAGATTCACATATTTCTGCCATAAAAGCAGGAGCTATGTTACTTTCTTCAATAAGTTTACATACTTTATCCATCCCATTATTATCTACTCTGTAACCATCACGTTCAAAAGTTGTGGTGATATATTCCAGAGCAGTTTCTTTATCCAAGAAACCAAGTGAGATAAGAGAACCAATTCTTTTTCCTCTTAAGAATGTTGGTTCAATTAGTTCTAGATGATTAGTAGTAAATATTGAGATTACATTCATACTCTTAGTATCTCCACCATCTAAGGTATTTAAGATGTCCTGCATAGCAGCATCTCTTTCTCCTCTAGTTATTTGATCAAGATCCTCTAAGAAAATTATTACACCATTGCCATTTTGATCAAGGGTTTTTGCTAATCTTAAAGTTCTTGCTAAATAACTAGGTTCTTTAAGATAAATAAAACTCCAATTGTTTTTAATAGCATCTGCTGCTAGTTTAAATGCTAATAAAGTTTTTCCTGTCGTTGTTGTTCACATAAGTTCATTACTCTTATGCAGTTCTCTTATGAACTTCTTTATATTTCTATAAAGACCAGACTATATCTTCATCCTATAAGGATGTCTAGTACTTCCACTCATTTGAGTGTACTCCCATTTCAGGGATAGTCGTTGAACGTTCTTCTTATTTATAAGAAGCTTCGCTGCTGATTTTCCAATCTATATAGTTTTTAAACATTCACACTTGATATTACTATCTATGTTGTAGTCTATATAGCTCTAAGGATTTTCCAGCAATTCACTAGAATTCTTAATACGAGTTACCTCGCATAAGGGCTGTTTAAGTTAAATATTTATATATAATATTAAACTACCAACCGTATGGGCCATCTAAGAGCACTCCCAGTTTAAGTGGAATACCTTTTGCCTTACATTTTGCAGGATCAAATATCCTATTCATTAATGGTTGTAATTCATACTTAGTTTGGCTACTAAGAACAACAAACTCTTTAGTATATGAAGTTAAATCCATTATTCTTGGTGAAAAAGATTCATCTAACTCAATAGCTTGATCCTTATAGATTGAATCAGTTTTCAAGAGTTTTTCTGCTCTTTTAACAATCTCATCAATCATACTTGAAAATCTGAATTCGCAGTTGCCTACAACATGCAAAGTATCATTCGCACTATCATAAGATATATCAATGTAGGCTCCTTCTCCTGCTTCTGGTAAAGCTATCTTACCAAACAAAGTTTTAATTCTTTCTCCAGATGCTAAAGTTATATCTATAGTTTGAATAGAGTCAGATCCTCCTGAAGGACTTTCATCTTTCTTAAAACTTACAGAACCATAGATTTCTTCTATAGCTCTATTTAGTTGATATACTCCATCATCTTTAAAACATTTAATTTTGTAGTTAAATGTTGAAATTTTAGTAGATTGCTTGATTTCAGCCTCCAAATAAGCTAAAATATTTTTATAGCTTTTATTTGATTGACCAAGTTCTACAAGTTTTTCTTTTTGTCTTTGTTCGTAAGATTTAATTTGAGTGTGAATCTTTGAATTAGTGATTTCTCTTTCCATAATTTAATTTAATCTTTTCAATATTATTAATCATCTCTTTATATTCATTTTTGTCTAATTTTAGACATCCAATAGACATGTTAAAACCGTGATCTATATAGTATAAATCATCTTTTATTTTAACTCTATTTAAACTGCTATCAAAAACCTTTTTAAGCAATTTATAAGGTAATTCGGTATTTTTACAAAAAACAGTTTCGTCTTCTGTATTATATATTACATCATTACCATCAATATTACCAACTACTTGTCTCATAATTTTAATCTACTACAATTTATTAAGAGTTATGTAGAGATTTCCATATAGCTGAACAATAACCAACTTGAGAATAACAGTCAGAAAGGGCATTATGAACTGTTCCTGTTCTTGGAAAACTATCTTTTATATTAGGATTAAAGCTTACAAGTGTCCTAACGCATCTTTCTTTTCTAAAGTCCCACGGAATAGGTATACCAGCCTTATTATAAGCATTCTGAAGAATACCACAATCAAATCTTACAGAGTTTCCCCATATTTGGTAATCCTTATTACAGAATTGTGCAAATCTTAAAAGTGCTTCCCTGATAGGTATAGTAACTCTTTCGGCTAGGTCTTTTCTAGCTTGTTCATTTTGAACTAACCACCACATAATGGTTGAAGCGTTTACTATTAAACCTAAATCTAAACAACTTTGTAAGTCAATAGTTACATAAAACTCTTTTCCAGTAGCACCTGTTTCAATATCAAATTCTAATGCTCCAATACTTAATATACTAGAAAAACTTTCACTTCCCATAGTTTCAATATCTAGCATTAGATGACCAAATATATTAGGTACATCTGGATGATTTGGTCCTTGTTTATCCATCTTATGTGTTATTATTGTTAAAATTCATTACTTATTTCATTTACCAAGTCTTTATACTTATCTACATATTCTTTTATAGTATAAGTACCATCAACTTGCCTTAACTTATAATCTACTATTTTTTTGATACATTCATCAAAAGGAATACCATAGCTAATTACTTTGAATTCCTCTCTTTCTTTATCTGTACCTTTATTTATAATAGATAGCAAGCTAAGATTATAGAATTCAGAATTTTCTAACTTCTCTATTTTATAGTCTTTACCTTGAATTATCATTTAAAGTACTTATGTGCTCTTTTATTAATTTCTGTAAATAGTTCCCACATAGAATTTGGAACACTGTATTGATAATAGTCGAACCTTTCATCATCAGAAAGTAAAGCTGCTTTTTGAGCTCTACCCATAGCTATAGAAGTTCCAACCTTTTTGTTGAAAACATCTTTCTTACTACACAATGACCAGCCATAGATACCTTTATCTAAAGCTATGATAAGACCTCTTGGGTTACCCTTTTTAGTACGATAATATTGTTTAATCATCTTGGTAAATTATTTATTAATTAATCTTCATCAATTGTTTTCAATTCTACATATAAATCACCATTACTGCTAATATCAACATCAAGGATATTAACTACATTTTGATCTTCCAGATTAAGCCAATTGTCTTGGATGAAATTCAAAAGATCTTCTTCATTTTCAAAGTTATGCTCTACTTTTATTGTGCCAACAGTTTTGCACTCTCCAGAGCTTTCAGTAAATCTAATTTTTGTTACCATAATTTTAAAATCTATTAGTTTATAAATCTATAGAGTACTGTGGGTGGGACTTGAACCCACATGTAACCGATTACCATTTCTACTGCTTATCAGGCAGAGTGGATACCACAGTATCTAATTATTACTTTATTTCCTCATATTCATCGAATTCATTTAGTTCTAATTCTTTAACATTATATTCATTACTTAGAATTTTATTGAATTTTTCCACTTCTTCCTCATAAGAAGTATTGTTGTACTCTGCAAAAGCCCTAAGAAGACTTTCTATAGATATAATTACTCTGTATCTATCAAAGCCAAATGCTTCTTTTTCAATATGAGGTATTATCAGATTATAAATGTCCATAATTTAATTATCATCAGATGAAATTATTATTCCTGCTATAAATAGTATTATAAATAATACTACAAAAAATAATATAGCTATTAACATGTTTGTTTAATTTAAAAAGCTACCCTAACAGCGCTCCTGGAGCATTACCTCGTGGACTGTTGCCTGAAATTATTAATTTCTTAAGGCTCAAGGATTCTGGTTTGGTAGCTACTACTACAATCCTTTTTTCGTTAATTATTGCTAATTATATATATAAAACTCAAAAGAGCTATTTTATAATTTTATAATCTACTTTTTGTACACCTTTTTCTATCATTCCTAAAGAATCGGCAGCAGCAAAAGATAAATCTATCTCTCTACCCCTTATAAAAGGCCCTCTATCAACGACAGTAACTATAACTTTCTTGTTATTACTAAGATTTGTTACTAATAATTTTGTTCCAAAAGGAAGATCCTTATGTGCACAAACAAAACTATTTCTATCATAAATAACTCCACTTGCTGTTTTCTTACCATGATGTTTATCGTGATAATAAGATGCTATACCTTCTTTAGAAAATACAGACATAGCCAGAAATAAAGTTACTATAATTAATTTAGATCGCATTTACTTTGGTTTAAGTTAATATTACTGATCTCTAATAGAGATTCTTTATCTAGTAAGTGTGTTCAATCTAGTAGTAGAAAATACTCTTCTGGATACATACCTGCAAAAATATCTATTGCAGCATTCATATCCTCATAATTTTCTAAAGCTTCACACCCATTTATGAAGTCATACAGAGCTACTCCTAATGGTTCTAATATAACAACTTCACCAGAGGGACTAACTATTTCTTGAGGCTCATCAGTTACATCAAGTAATGCTAGGATTTCTTGTTGTCTTTTCGTATATTCCATATTTAATTATTTTAGTTTAGCATCTTTATAAAACAAGTAGTTGCGAGGGTAGGACTCGAACCTACGTCATTCAGCTTATGGGACTGAGCTGGAACCTCTCCAGTCCACCTCGCATATTACTACTGCTTTAGTTAAAAATGCGGTTTTACAAAGTTAGTGAATTTAATAACAAAAAATTACATAAAATAGTAACTTTCTTTAAATAAGTTGATTATATAACTCTTTTCTTTTGAATATTGTTACATAGACATATAACATGTATAAAAATAAGAAAAATTTCTATAATCCACTTTTATAATTATAAAATTTTCTTTCTCATGAGTATAAATACGTAATAAACAATTAACTCCTTCTTGGTCTCTTGCATCACACTCTAAAATATCATATTTATCCTCTTTATAAATCCTTTGAGGATAAAAATTAAATATTTGAGTTTCTTCTGAATATATACTTAAAACACGGGTATTCAGATTTAAGTACATATCTACTTCAGTTTTAATTGTGGTAATTTCATCATTTTCAATATAATTAAAATCAAATGATTTCAATTTAAAATTACCTTGACTGTATGATGATAGTGTTAAAACTATCATTGTAAACATTAATAATACTTTTTTCATATCAAAGTTCTTCATAAGTTACACCAAAGCCTTCATCGAAGGTACTAACGTAAGATATAAGTCTTTGCTTAGGAGACATCTTCATCCAATCCTTTTTGTTACTCCATTCTGGAATAGTATTTGATATCCAATCATTTACTACTTCTTCTGAAATATTTACCTTTTTGTAACAGGATTGATAGGGTCTGTCAGTGTGTAATATCTCTCTTGTTATTTTAATAGATTTATTACCCTGAGCTACATTAATCGTTACAGCCTGTGTCGAAGTGTGGCTAACACTTCCACCAATTCTGCCTGGCAGATTAGTGGTAATAATAATTCCATTCATTTTATAATATAAGAATAACTCTTATTTTCTTTTTATAATTCTTGAATTTTTTTCATAACTTTAGATACCTCATCTTCTGAAAGATACCCACGCCCCCCGTTTTTGTCTTAGCCCTGTGTATCATATTATTACAAACATTCGTAAACGCAACGTTATCGGTAATTATAGGGAACTTTTGCCAGCCAAGAATTACCAGATGCAAAACCTTTGTATTTCTCTCCTGTGATGGGGCTTTCTCCTACATCAATTAATGGCAATAATCTATTTACTATGTCTTGAAAATTACCTAAATCGGTTTCAAATTGATTGTATAATTCTTCATTAATGATTTCCGTATCTGCATCTATTTCATCATAATCAATTCCTAATATTTTACACGCCAATTCTTCAATATCAAATTGGTGTACGTTTGCTTTTTTTACTTCTGTTCTTTTCATAATTAGTGGAATAATAACTACTGGTAACATATGCTACACAATAGCTGGGTTAATTGTTTAATGTAAACTGCCCACAAATCTTTAGTTTGTGGGTAGTTGACTGGTAGGATTAAGCTCGTATTTAATTGATTTCAGCATATCTTATATAAACTACACAAATATATAACTTTTATTTTAAACCTACAAATATATCAATGAAATTATCAACAAAATTCATCATGCCATTTTAAGATACGACAATTAAATAGTCCTCACCAACATATCTACCTATCAAATTAAATGTAATTCCTTTAGGTAAGTATTGTTTTCTTAAATGTCTTACAACACCTTTAATGCTCTTAATAAATGCAGTATCTGTGTTGTATGGATAATAGCTGTCATAACTTGACCAGACTTTGGTTTTATCACAATACCCAAAATCACCATTACATTGTAACCACCACTTTGTTTTACCACCATAAGGTCTTTTATGTAGCGGAAATTTAGTACTACCGCTTCGCTTAATGGTTATTTTTCTGTTTTGTTTAAAATCTCCTGATGGTGGTGATGTTAAATCAACGGTTTGAAACTTTTTATAAGACTCTTCACTATAAACAGATTTCATTCTATCCAAAACAAAATCGCTTTTACAATTTTGAATAAGATAAATATCTAACCAAGTGGGAGTATTCATAATAGGTATTTCACCTCCATCAAAATCTTCTTTTTTATATTCCCATACCCAATCACCAATACAAACTGTATGTCCGTTGAAAAAGGTTAATTTTTGTTTATCTGCCCAATCTTTAAACTCTTTGTAATCCTTGTAAGAGTCTGTGTAAGTTTTATCAATTCCTGCCATATTTATTTAGGCCCTCCTTTTATTAATCCCACCAACCTCCGATATGGTCTTTTAGAAATTGGTAAGCTTCATCTTTTGTTCTATTTTCTTCTTCTATACATAAATCAAATAATTTCGATCTTCCTTCCTCATCTTCTGGATCTAATTTTTCTGCTTCTTTAGAGTACCATTCAAAAATTTTATCAGTATTTATAATTTCTTCAAGTGTGAGAAAGTAATTTATTTCATTTACTATATCACACCAATTATCGGAATTATGATGAGTAAGTAATCTTTCTCTAAACAGTCTTAAATACTTTACAAACAAATCTACTCCTTCAATATAATCATTCTCCCTAAGATTCCAAATTATACCAAACCATGTTACTAAATTATGAATGCCATATTTTAAACTATAGAATAGATTTCCTAATGTATTAAATAAAGATTTTATCATAGTTCTCCATTTTTAAGCTTCCTAGCCAGTTCTTGTAAATCAGGAGGAAGATCTTTTATTTTGTCTTTATTAATATTTTCAGATTCCTGAATTTCTTTACTGATTACCATAGAGCATATCATACTCAAATAATCTCTATCACTTCTGGACTTTGTTTCAGAATATACTTTTATCTGCTCTGCTAATAAAAGTACTATATCATCAAAACTCATTAAACTAGTTAGACTAGTTATCATATCTCCTACTCTGTTCATTACATTAATCTCCTTAGTAATTCTTTTAATTGTTCATTAGTTTTATATAATTCTTTAGAAGAGTTAATAGCACTTACAAATACAAATGCTAGTTCTCTTTTAGTTAAATTATTTTCAAAGTATTCTACAAGTTCTGAGGTAGTACTTACTTCTTTATCAGCAGCAATAGCTATTGCATTTCCTGAAATTATTTTAGAATTTTTCAGTCCACAAGCAGCAACTACATCGCTATCTTCATGATTAAAAGGAACATACTGTTCATTACTTAACTTATTAGAAAGCTTACTAACAAGTTCTTCATTTGAAAGATTTCCGTTATCTAAACAGAAATCTATGATCTCATTCTTTGTCATCTTTTTATGTTTTATATTATTTAATTAGTTTCTTTTAAAAGAACTGGAGATGTTAATTTTCTCCAGTTCTAACTCTAAAAACAAAATGACTGACCATTAGGCCAGATGTATCATATATTTAATTAATGTTACAAAAATAAATATAAACGCTAATATACTTGAAATAGCTAACATATTTATTCCTATCCTCATTAATTTAATACTACTGTTTTCGTAAATTTATTTTATTATGTCATGTGCATTGTTGTTGCAATAATAGCTATTACAAGACCAGCACATGCTAGTATTAAAGATGCATTTAAAAGTTTACCAGAATTTTTATTATTTTCTAAAGGAAATGAATAAGCTAATAAAAATAATGCTATAAAATCAAGAAATGCTGCTATGAGCATTAAAATAGTTGACATCATAATTTTAAAATAAAATATGTTTACTGATACATGATTGATAAGAAAGAAATTATTACTAATATAGTTGAGGCAAGTAACATTACCCTTGCTATATCCATATACTTTTCTCCATTGTCTCTATCAAATATGACTAATCCATATAAGGTTAACTCACCTCCAACTAATAATAATATAAGACTAATAATAATAATATCTAACATAATTTTTTAATTAATTGATTAATAAGAAATCGAAGCGATGCATTTTGATTAAGGCTTTCAGGGCCTAATCTACTTTGCAAGGCTTCGATCGAAAACTCCAACGTGGGAGACACTTTTTTGATTAAAGGATCTCGCTAGAGAGAACATCCTTAGTTTTCTCTCTCAAAAACTCATTATGAAGTGAGAACCATACTACTTTGGTTTTTATTGTCCACTTATGATTTCCTTTCAAGTGGGAAGTACCTTAGTTTTGTTCTAGGAACAAAGTTTCGGAATTTTATTTTAACTTTAAGTTTCTACAATTTTTAATTGTTTCTAATAATATGTTATCAGACAAATTAAAAGATCCAACATTACTATATACCCAAATAAGATAATCTGGGTCATTTTGCATTACCCAATAAATTGTTTTATTTCTGTATTTACCAAATACAATTTTTTGCATTTTATCTGTTATCATAATATATTGGTATTAGTGTAATCCTTGTAATGTTTTTTATTAATTAATCTCATAACAACTATAAAAGTTATAAGGTATCCAATGTATTTTAGTTTCATAATTTATTTACATTAATAGTCCAACATCTTCAGTAACTTGATAAGTTGAAATATCTTCTAACCAGTTATCCGAGTATTCTATTCCCAACTCATCTAAAAAATCTACAATACACTGCTTACTTACCTTATACTCAATAATACAAGAATCATGAAATGTAACTACTTTTGCAAAATTACCTTCATTATAAGATATTTTATCTAAATAATTATTATCTAATATTACTAATATTTTCATTTTATAGAATATTTTTTTGCAAAGTAATTTACCACTTCTGGTATATGTTTCTTGTAATATGGTTGATTATCCATACAATACTTTTTCAATTCTCCTTTATTCTTAAATTTAGGAAGATAGGATGAATTATTCATTATTAAATCTATAGAAGGTTCTAAAACATCTATAAAATCTTGTATAGTCCATCCTTCCCAGATTACTTTATTTTTCATACTTCATCTTTAAGTTTTAATAGTTCTACTGAATCTGAACTAGCTATAATTTTATAATTTCCGTAGTATTGTGTACCAGAGAGATGATTTTTTAAAATTAAAGCTATTTCTTCAAAAGTAGCTTCATCTTCCATAACTTCTATTTCTCCAACTATATCTTCTAACACAGATTTAGTTTCTAAGCTACAATCTTTAGAAAGAAGAGTTATAAAATTTTTTATTTTGTCTATTAAAGAGTTCATAATCTAATCCCTAAATCTTTTCTTTCCATGATTATTCCATCCAGAGGCAATCATAAGAATAGAGAATACTAATGTTAATATTATTAATACTATTTTCATTTTATTCTTGTTGCATGTAAGTAATTAAAGTTTTCAAAATTTCTGTTCTCAATTATATCTTTCCAATATTCTTGTCCTTGAAAAGTATCCTTCCAATTAAATCCTTTAAGAGGTTTATCAACATACCTACTGTCTCTGAATACTAAAAGATCAGGTGGATTACCTTGATTTTTTTGTTGTACTATCATTGCTGTTACAACATCTAATGGAAAGCCTCTTATATTTCCATCAATAGTTAATTCAATAAAGTCATCATAACTATTAACAGGAAAATTACTATTACTTTTATAATAATTTATAGAGGAAAATTCTTTTATACTACCTGATTTGTGGTCTATCTTTATACAAGTTTTTTCCTCATATGAGTCCCAATCATCTACCTTTACTTCTACGTTATATCCTAAGGCTTTAAAAAACCTTAGTAAACTAGCAAGCTCTTTTTTTGTTTTTGTATTTACAATCATTTTATTCTTGAAGCTTTTACAAAATTAAAATCACTAAAGTCTCTACTATCTATTATATCATACCAGAAATCATATCCTTGAACAGTTTCATGCCAATCAAATCCACGACCATCTGCTGAAGCAGTTGCATTATTTTCAAATACTTCTAAACTTGGTTTATTTCCTTGATTCTTTTGTTGTATCAACATAGAAGTAACTATTTCTATTGTAAGTCCTTTTAATTCATATCCAAATAAATCCTCTACATAAGTAGAGTAGTCAACTACAGGTAATCCTTTAGCTTTAAAATAGTTAATAGAAGAATAGTTAATTATCTCTTCTTTATCTAAATCTATTTCAATACAGGTTTTGTCTTTATAATTATCCCAATCTTTAGCAGTAACTTCTACCTTGTAATTAAGAGCCTTATAGAATCTTAATAAAGTTGCTAATTCATTTTTAGTTCTTGTATTTACTACCATCTTAGATTATTCTTTATATTCTGTTATTTCTGAATTTTTTAGCTGATAATAAGTATCCTCTTTTATAGTTTCACCATCTACTATTACAGACTTTCATCCTTCTAAACAAAATAGGCTCTTCTACTGTTTCAATCGCATGGAAGTTCATCATTATATCTCTCCCTTAGATTAAAACTATTATCTTCATAACCAATCTCAATTACTGCACTTCCATTAGGAACTACTGCAACCATATGATCTTTTTTAAAAAAGTATATATTTGAATCTCCAGTTCTAGTATCAAAATAACTAGCTTCTTGTATCAATTTTTTACCATTGGGTAATATTATTTTATATTTATATAGTTTCATTTTAGTTATTTTTTATATTAATCATCTTCATCTTTATAATTCTCTTGATAAGGCTCTTCTTCATAATTATCATCATAGTATGTATCAGTATCTGGATCATACCATCCATAAGTATCAGATGCTGGATAATATACTCTTTTTAAATTTTTGTTTTCCATTTTATTTACTTTTTAGTAATTCTATTAATTTTAAATAGTCACTATCTGAAATAATTCTTCCAAGTAATTTATTTTTATACCAAGCACGTCCTATTTTATTATAATAATATATTAATCAATAACATCATATTCTGTTACTGTTGTAGTATTATAATCAATAGCAGTTTCATAATTTTCCAACATCTCATTTAATCTTTCATACTCTTCATCAGGCATATTTTCCCAATCCAACATTTTTTCTGAAGGATCACCTTTATCAAGTATTTCCTGATAATAGTCTTGAATTTTTTGTCTTTCAATTTCAGCTACTTCTGGACGTGCATAAACTCCATTAATTATTCTTCTATAGTCTTCATAGACACCGAAATCTGATTCAACTACATACACTTTCATCTTAGATAATTATTAGTTTATATATTATTGTATAGTAATTACTATTCTTCAGGAAATTTAAAACCTAGTTTTACCAGATCCTCATAGTGTTTTTTCGCGCTCTCATAATCTTGTTTACTAAATTCGTATTTTGCTTTCATCAATTCATCAATCGAACCTAAACGCCATCCGTTTACAATTTCAGGAATTTCATTGCTACTAATAACATCAATAACAAAACCTTTGTATTTGTACTTCATTGATGTTTCTCTATATGATTCGTTACTTAAAATTTCTACTTCAAAATCTTTATTAAAATTAATATTTACAGCATAATCGTTAATTAGTATATCTATGTCATTAGGTTCTCTGCCTAAATCAATACCTCTTAATTTTAACATCAATGTGCCAGTTAAAGATGCATTTTCATTTAGATCAAGTATTTCCTTTGCTACTTTAAGAATTTCTTTCATATAAATATCTTAAATTTACGCTATTTTACAACTTCACAATCAGATGGTTTTATATAAAAACCAGTATCTACTCTAATATATGGATTAAACGGATAATATCCTGTGCTCATTTTAGATACAGTTTCAGTCCAATACCTTCCATAACATTTAAATCGCACCTTATCGCCAACCATTATTTCTGTGCCATTCTTATCCTTAAGTCCAGTCTTCATATTGCTTTTTAAAAGTATTTAAAGCATTATAAGCTATATTCTTTGAATCATTTACAAATGTAATAGCTTCTTTAATAGTATTTGGATATGCTTTTTCAATAATATACTCAAGAGATTTTATTAATGGATCTATTAGTTTCATAGCATCATTATATCCTCTTTCATAACCTTTATTTAGTAATTCTGCAATAGAATTATCTCCAAATCCATCATTTTTCCAGTCATAATTTATGACCTCTTCTTTTATCCACTCTTCTTTATTCATAGTACTATTTTTTATATTCTTCAGGGAATCTATCATCAGACCAAATTATTGGTTTATTAATAGATTCTGATACCGAATTAATAACACTAACCATTTCTTCTAAAGGTTCTCTAATTTTACTAGAAGCCATTACATATTCACAGCATCTTGTAAAATTACCCATATTGGAATATAAATAATTGAATACCTATACATAGTAATTATTTTAAAGGGTTAATAATTTTTTCACAAGATTCTAACCAATTATCTAAAGGATATAGATATATTCCAATAATATTAGTATATTTATTTATTAAATTTATTTCTTCTAAATCATCATCTAAATGAAATACAAAATCTTTTTTTATAAAGAATTTATATTTATCTGCTAACCCACAAAACTTAATATGATTTTTATCTATACCTATATAATTGGCTACTTTATATATGTCTTCATTCCACATACTATTTGGAGAATCTTTATCCCTAAGTCTTGATGTACATATCCATACTTCAAATCCGTTATCTACTAAAGATCTAGCATATTTTTGTACATCTTCTCTGTCTAATACGCCGTCAAAATCAAAACTTACTTTATACATTATTTGCTATTTCAGTTAATCTTTTTTCAGAATATTTTTCACAATTTTGAAATAATAAATATCCAGTTTGATAAAAACTAGGATTCTCTAAGTCTTTATCTAACTTTATTTTATCTAATCTTCCAACTACTACCAACTCTGGATTATCATTCCAAAATATACATTTATCACCTACTTTAATAGGAGTTTCTAATTCCTTTAATAAAGTAACCCACTTTAAATCTACATCTTGCCAAAATTTATATCCTTCTGGAGTATTACTCCAAGAGAATGCACCACATATAAAATTACGTGGTTTACTATCTTCTAAGAAATGCAAGTAGTTTATTACTCCATTTTCTATAAGAGCTTTTTTATAAAGTTCTTTTATATTATTTTCTTCTAAAAAAGCTACAAATTCATCAATAAGATTTTTCATATTATTAATTATTAAATTATTCTTATTAGCACCCTCTTCATTTGTTTAGAAGTAGGGTCAGGATAAATCAACTTATACAATCCTCATTTCAAGGCGCTTTCAATAAGCTTAAGAGTTGATGAGTCTCTCTTACTTATCTTGCTACTTTTTCAAATAGCAGTGGGGTATCATTTCACTTATGAACTCTTTTCCCCTCTACAGTGTCTTACTCACTGCAAAACTGTGGCTATAATTCTTCCTTATAGCTGGTGCAGGTCGGTTAAACCTGTCCTTTTGTTGATTTATCTTTGCTGAGGACTCATTCGCACCAATTTTATATATTGCTTCCTCCGAGCAAATGGTACGTCTAGGATTACTCCAACTATTCATAAGGAATAGCTATCTTGCCAATTCAAGATTAGTATCTTCTATAGAATAAGTCTATAAGGTATCAATGTTTAGCCTTTCTTGTCTATATTTGATTGATTTTGAATTTACTTTTAATCCATCTCATTAATTTATTATTTGTAATGAGACAGTATAATTCAAACCAGATAGACTCTAGTTTGTACTTAAAAGGATGTTTTTCTTTTTGCTTTTCAAATTCTTTATGTAAAATAAAATAATCTGTAGCTCCTTTTCTATATTCTTCTGGAAACTTCTCTCCATACCAAAGTATTGGTTTTCCCAAACACTCTGTCATTAAAGATAAGACTTTATCAAGCTCAAATAAGTTATTTCCTTCAATGGTTACTGGATCTTTAGAATATGAAGAAGGAATATCGTCTTTATAATATACCTCATATATACCAAGATATACTTCATTTTTGTATCCCTTCGCCATTACCCTATAATTCCAGTGGTCTTTACTGAGGTAATTCATCTTTCAATTCTTTTAAAAGAGCATCAGCATACTCAATAGAGGTTTTTGCTGCCCATTTATAATCAGTAGCATTAACTTATTCAGGATTTGAGAGTAATCCTTTCATTGCTTCTATAGCAAAGAATTCTCTCTTTGTTATACCCTCCAACTTAATAAAATAATCTGTCATAATTAAAATAAAATTTATTATGTAAGTTCAAGATAATACCTAGTCATTGTATAGTTCAAGATAATACCTAGTCATTGTATAGTTCAAGGTAATACCTAGTCATTGTATAGTTCAAGGTAATACCTAGTCATTGTATCTAGTAAACCATTAGGATATTTTTCTAATTCTCCGTTCCTATCTATGTTAATTCTTTCTCCATTAAAAATACCATAATAACCTGATATTTGTTGCTTTTTAATTTGTACTCTAATATCCAGAAATTCATATTCATTAACAGTTCCTAATAATTCACCATTTGGTGTATAAATTTGTAAGGTTGGAGGTATAATTCTATTAATTTTTATCATTGTGTTGCAATATCAAAAATATAAGTTTAAAAGCAAATTATAGTTTTGATTAATATACTTATATTTAAATGCAATTAACCACATCTTCTAATGTTTGAATTTGTCTTACATTATATTTTTCGCACACAATATCAACGTTTCCTTTTCTATAAAATCCATTAGGACAAATAACAATCATTTTACCAGTTCTAGCAAATAAACCCAATTCTAATAAACTAATAGGCGATTTTGTGTTAGGATCAAAATACATAATTATCTTATCTGCTAATTCTTGAGCATTTAATTCCCACATAACTTGTTTTACAAATTCAGGATTATCTTTACTTTGAATCCAAGTTGAATCCCAATCATCACGTCTCGGATTTAATAATATTACTTTTTTATCTTTTAGTAGATTCTTGACTCTATCCTGCCAATTTTCAGCTACACCCATTTCTATACTCCCAGCCAAGAAAATAGTCTGGTGATCATCTAACTGTAAAATTGGATTTGGTGCTTTTATTTCTATCATAAGTTTAATATAAAATTTAGTGATTGTGTGATTTAACAACTTTAACATAGATACCTAGATTATCTATATACTCTTCTACAGTTTCATGCATACTTTTTGTAGAGCTTGGTAAGCTATAAAGTGCTTCTAACTTATCTAACCTACCTGCATAAAATTTAAACCTTTCATAATCTTCACTTATAATTCTAATTTTTTTGTTTATAGAACCAAAGTCATTACAGTCCTTTAACTCATTTAGATGCAACATAAGAGTTTCAAATGCTTTATTTGTGTTGTCTAAGAGTTTACTTAGGATTATTCTTAATTTTTTCTTTTCTACTGTTTCCATATTTAATTTTCAAAATAATTATTAACTCTAAAGAAGTCTTCTATTTGATCTTTTACTTCATATAGACTATTTATACCTCTTTCGTTAGATAACACTGTAGCTAAAGTTATGGCATTTATATCATATACACCTAATCCATAACCTCCAATTAAATTTAAGCTAGTAACTAAAGATGTATCATACCTAGTTAAATAATCCATAGCTTCTTTAGAGTTAACAAATTTCTTATGAAATCCATTTATGCTAGAAAGGTAATTAAAGATAGAATCAAAAGGATTGTTTTGATCTATCATATTTATATCAATAGAATCTACAATATTTTTATCTATTAGTAAAGATTCTAAAAATTCTTTAATTTGTTCATAAGTTTTCATTATATAAATCTTTAAAGAAATTATCCCTAAATTTCAAAATTATCAGGATATTTTGTTTGTAGTGGTCTATAATCACTATCAGCAGTTTTACCACATTGAGGACATACCATTTTTGGGATTACTTCAGTGTGAAAGTAATTATCATCATATCCACTTTTCTCCTCTTTATATCCGCAATGTTCACAGATATAAATTGCATAGAAATCCCTACGATACTGACTTAATATTTTATCTATTTTCATTTTTTTTTAATTTTATAAAGTAGGAGAACTACTAAGAATTCTCCTACTAACAACAGATGACTCTTTATTAACTTTTTTCTAACTCCTCTAATTGTTTCTTTAAACACTCAATTTCAATTTCCTTAGCTTCTTGAATTTTTCTTTTAACCCTTTCCTTTTCTTCTTCAAAGAAAAGTTTAGCTCTGTCATATTCTCTTTCAAGGTCTTCAACTGTATAACTGAAAGGAAATTCAATAGTACTTTTATACTCAGCTATATGAACTTTTCCAAAAGTAACTACATATTCTCTACTATCAGTAAAGTATGCAGATATTTTTTCAGAGTAATCTTCACTATACCAGAAAGCAACTTCACGTCTGGTTGGTTTTCTCTCCATAAATTCTGCATATTCAGTAGCTAATTCTACTAATTTTTTAATTATTTCTTCCATTGCCTTATATCTTAATAAGGAACTCCATCATTTTCCCACCATCTTTTAAATAAATTCTTTGCTTCCAAAATCATTTTATCTACAGCTTTTTCACACTGTGGACTTAATGGAAAATCAAAAAGTCCATTTTCAGATAGTTTTGTTGATGGAAAAACACAGATATAACCATCTGCTGTTTTGTTAAAGTCATCATAATATCCACCATTTAAATCTTTCCTACATAAAAAGTGATAGCAATCTCTTCCCATATCATCTTTATGATGTAAGAATAATCCAGGAATACCATTAACTATTTCTTTTATTACCAAATCACTTTCGGACATAAAGTCCTCAAACCAATCTAAAGTACCAACATAAGTTGGTTTATGATTTAAATATATTTCCATTTTCTTTTAATTTAAGATTCTTTCCACCAATTGACAAATAAAGTCATTGCTTCATTTATCATATTTTCCACAGCTTCTCTACATTTAGGAGTTAGAGGAAAATCAAAAAGTCCTTCTTTATTTCCTTCATATTCTGGAGATATGTAAGCACATCCATTAGATGATATATTATAGAACCTTTCATCACTTTTCTCTGTTTTCTTCTTACATATTAATCTGTCATCTTCCAGGTGTCTTAAAAAAATACTTGGGGTTTCTTCTTCATTTCCTTTTATTACAAACTTGCTTTTAGACATGAACTTTTCAAACCACTCGAGGGTGCCAAGTGCTGGCCCCTCAAGTTCTATTTTTACTTTATTTTCAGAAGTTTTCATAATTACAAATATTTATTACATTTATCAGAAGATTTTACTTCTCTTCTTATTACATAAGGAGTGTAACCATTCATTTGATATAGTAGAACAGATTTTTTAATTTCTTTTTCTACTTCATTGATGTTTCTTCCTACCATATTACTGGCTTTAGGAAGACAATTGTCCCAGTAGTGACACTTTTTACTAGCAATACTAACTGCTTTTGTTATAATGTTGTCTTCTACTGAGACAACAACTGATGAAGAGTCTCTAAGAGATATCTCAGAAACTCGGAATTGAAACTTCTTTTCCATTTTGTTTTAGAGTTTTAAATTGTTACTTTATAGTATGTATTTTTTGATATTACTGTATAATAGACATAAGGTTCACCAGAAGTGTATTTAGTTTCATTTAGGGAATCAGATAAGATGTCCAAAGCTTCATCTAATGTTTTACCTATTAGAGTGTTAAGATTAATTTTCCATCCATCCCATTGATATTTTTTAGGTCTTGATGTATCCTTTATAGAAACGATTGTGTTATGATTTATTTTCACAAAAGCTTCTGTATTAGAACCTATATTTGGTTCATCTATGTAAATACAATAAAACTCTTCCATAGCTTATGTATATATTTAAATTTATACTTAACAAACTCTAGCAACAGTAACTATTGCTTCTGTATCATCAAGAAAGTCTCTTAAGTGTACATTAATGTAATAATATCTTTTCATAATTTATGTTTGTTAAATCCTTTAGTTTTTGACATAATGTTATCATAAGAAAATTTAGATATCTTTTTAGATCTAACTAGGATATATTTTTTATTTAGATTTTCACTACTAATATACCTATCTAATATACCTAATGCTATATCCATACGTTTGTCTAATAAACATTTTGGATCCACTATACAGTATTCATCAGTATTTAGATTTAATACTTTGATATCTGAATAAAAGGCTTCTATGTGTTTGATAACCTGGTCAGTTAGTTTCACCACTAATGAAATTTCTTCAACAGTATCTTTTTTATTTATCCAAATGCAGTAATATTCATTCATAATTTAGAACAAAGTTATGTATTGATCCATATCTATAACTTAGTATTTCATACACACCTTCATCTATATCTAAGTAGTTGATTATTGGAGGTTCAAGTATATTAGTACTGTGAAGATAGGTGTACATAATATGAACAGCATCCTTTAAAGATTTATTTAGTAGTGTTCTGAGATCAAACTTCCAGTTATTATTTCTAGTTGTTATAGAGGTGATAATACCATCTATTATTTTTACAGCTATAGACATAGAGAACGGATCTTCTTTTTTACCCATCCATAAGTAATAATATTCTTTCATAATCTTATTTAAAAACTCATTCAAATTGGGGAATTGTTAGTATTTTCCTGAATTTACTAACATTAAATTATTAACTAACTTTTAGTGTCCTGAATTATAGTATTAATTACTAACCTATAATTCTATAATTTTAAATGCTATCGATCCGCATTTATTAAGTTGCATGGACTCGTACAACTCCATTTTAAAGCACTATTATATATTAATTATTATATAATACATATTCCAGGAAATATGTATTCAGTACTAAAAGTAGTTATTAATTAACCCCAAAATGAATGAGTTATATTATAGATGATTAAAGTTCAATGAAAAGTCCACTTAAAATGCAAGTATTAAAGATTTTCCTTGTATTAACTATTTAATACCATGTTATATTTAATATATACTTTTTGTCTATGTTTATAACCTCAAGGAATAGGTTGCTGTATAGATAAAGCTATTCACTACTAAATATAACTTCAAATTAAGTGAACTAGTAAATGGAAAATTTTGTTTGATCCTTGTTTTGTAAAATAAGTTGAATAGATAGTGAAAAAAGGATTTTAGGTATTTGTAAAGGATTATAAGATGTTTTAGGATAAACGATAAATAACGACCCATTTTCACTATAAGAAAGTAAATCTGAAAGATTTGGAATGTTTAGAGAGTAGGGGAATAACTCAATACAATCATATTCACCTACTCTACTCTACCCACAACTATTTACATCTCTTATTTTACTATTCAACTATTTTAATTTTTAAGCATTATATGTTTAAATATCAATATTTCTATTATATTAAAAATATTATTAAATATGCAATTTATAATTTTTATCATATTAATATTATTAATAATAAAAAAATACAATACTAGTTAATAAATTGCATAATTGATAAGAAATTTAATATACAGATTACAGATATGATTATAATGTATTTCCAGAATAATATTTTTTAATATTATTACTTCAATTCATTATAAACTTTATCCAAGAAAGATTTTCCTAGATCAGTAATGTTATCACTTAGAGATTTACTGTGATCATATTTCATAGATCCAGATACCTCATTATGATAATCATTTTCTACAGACTTATAGTACATTTCATCCTTTTCAGGATCATACTGTACATGACAATATGAATGTACTGTCTCTCCAGAACTAGCAATAAT